CGGACGCGCGGCGAGGAGTTAGTGCAGGCACTCGAGCTGACGCCATTCGCACGAGCCGAATTCGTGCAGTCGTATGTGATGGCTGACGATGAGCTCGAGCAGGCTCGCCGTACGATCATCCGGTCGTTTCTTGGGCATGGCAGTAACTCGCACAACCGCCCTACGGGATTTCGGCGGCATTCGCGCGCCTCTGGCACATCGCCGTGTACAGACTGGCGGAACTATCCGGACGCGCTGCGCTTGGTCGTGGAACGCCTGCGTGGCGTCGTGATCGAAAACCGGGACGCGCTAGGGCTAATGGTTGAGCAGGATAGCCCGTCGACGTTGTTCTATCTCGATCCGCCGTATGTCGCTGCTACGCGCGATCGCGGCGCGGATTACCGGCACGAAATGACCGATACCGACCATCGCGCGATGTCTGAGACAGTGCGTGGTCTCGTCGGAATGGTCGTGCTTTCCGGTTATTCGTGCGACCTGTACAGCGAACTATACGGCGATTGGGAGCAATACGAGCGTTCGACGATGGCTGACGGTGCTCGGGCGCGCACGGAGACCGTCTGGATCAACCCAGCATGCGCGGCCGCGCTGCGTGCGGAACGCGCACAACAACACCTGTTTGACGATGAAGTCGTGATCTGATCATTCAACCTTCGCCCGGCGTGTGATGGCCTTCGCGCCGGCCGCGTAGGACTACTAAATCCAAGGAGAAACGATGAACCAAGCCATGCGGGAAATGCCGCGCTACGTCTGCAGCAAGATGGTGTGGGCACTCAAGATCGCAGAGATCAACGTCGACACGTTGACGATCGTGCCGGCCGACGAGGGCTACGCGCCGTTTGCGGTCGATCGCGAGTACGTCGAGAAACATCGGCCGCAGGCTGGCGGCTATTTTGTGGTGTACGCGGACGGCTATCGCTCGTACTCGCCGATGAAGGCATTCGTCGAGGGTTACAAGCGGATGGACGGGACCGATCCGTGGGCGAATCCGCACACGGTCGACGTCGAGGCTACGGTCGTCGATGGCGAGGCGGTGCCGGCATGAGCGATCACAACATCGTGTCGGTCTCCGGCGGCAAGGACTCGACTGCGCTCTTGCTTCTGGCGATCGAGCGCGGCGCTGAAAACCTGTCGGCCGTGTTCGCGGATACCGGGCATGAGCACCCGGCGACGATCAAATACGTCCAATACCTGAACGACAACGTATTCCCGATCCGCACGATTAAGGCCGACTTTGCCGAACGCATCGCTAACAAGGCCACGTTCATTGCCGAAAAGTGGCGTGAGCAGGGCATCGCGGAAGAGAAGGTGTTGCGCGCACTGGCGGTTATGAAGCCGACCGGCAATCCGTTTCTCGACCTGTGCATCTGGAAAGGTCGATTCCCGTCGACGAAAGCCCGTTTCTGCTCTGAAGAACTAAAGCGAAACCCGATCATTGCCCAAGTGCAGCGTCCGCTTCTCGACGCTGGGGACGACGTCATTAGCTGGCAGGGAGTGCGGGCCGATGAGAGTGAGAATCGCCGCTATCTGCCGGAAAACGAGTGCAAAGAGATTGACGCCAACACCGGGGCGGAACTGTGGAATTACCGACCGATCTTGCAATGGACAGTTGACGAAGTGTTCGCCATGCATCGCAAACACGGCATCGAGCCGAACCCGCTTTACAAATTGGGAATGGGCCGCGTCGGTTGCATGCCGTGTATTCACGCGCGCAAAGATGAACTACTTGAGATCGGCATGCGCTTCCCTGAAGAGATCGACCGCGTGGCCGAGTGGGAATTTATCGTCGGCGAGGCTAGCAAGCGCGACATGGCGACTTTCTTCGCGACGGCGCAGTTGGCCGGCCCGCAGCAGACATCAGACAGCGCCGACATATCGCTCGCGACCCACGGCGCCTGGCAGGCGATCGAATGGGCAAAGACCGGGCGCGGCGGCCGTCAGTACGACATTTTCCGCGTGGATGGCGAGCAGGAAGGCGCTGCGCTTTGCACCTCAATTTATGGACTCTGCGAATGAAAATCGAACAAGCGCCTACGTACTGGGCACGCATCTACATCGCCGGCGATCTGGCGACGATCAAGCAGGTTTGCCGTGAGCATTGCATGGCCGTTGGCCTGTGCGTCACGGTGGATCCGACTACGTACGTCTACACGGGCGGTGAGGAGGCCGGCGCCGTCGTGGGGCTGATCAACTATCCGCGCTTCCCTGCGTCGCCGGAGGAGATCTTTTTGAAGGCGCGCGAGCTGGGCGAAAAGATCATGGAGCGCTGCTGCCAGCATTCGTTCTCGATCATGGCGCCCGATGAGACGGTCTGGTTTAGCCGTCGTCCAGACTAACAGACAGTAGATCTGTTTCACATTCCCCGCGCGCCCATACGTGGAGCGGGTTTCCTGAGTTTCACGCCGTCGCCGGGCGCTGATCGGGCGCATGTAAGGGAGATTTCAGATGGGTCAAGCAATCGAGCATATCCGCGCGCACCTCGACAATGAGCCGTTGCATACGATGTTGATCGTCCGCCGCGATGTGCTGCGTGAGGCAGTCGCGGAGGCAGACACTGTGCGCGAACTCCTGCGCTGTGCAGAAGGGCGGGCAAGCGAGCCGGCGCAACGCGCGGCCGCGCTCGAGGCTGAGTTAGCGCGCAAATCCTTCGAGATCCAAATCCTCCAGATGACGCAGGGCGCGCTCAAGATGGAAATCGATCACCTGCGCGCCGCGTCGGCGCCGACGATCGCCGCAACCGGCGCGGAGGTGATGATCTTGACCGACGGAACGGTGCGGATCAAGGCGGACTGCCTGTCAGTCAGTAGCGCGGCGGTGCCGGCATGAAGGGCCGCACTCTCAAACTCGTCTGGTGCGACCTGTCGTGCTGGCGCTTCGGGATCTGGCGCGCGCCGCGCGGGCAGGCTGTGATCGAGCTCGGGCCGGTCGAGGTGTACGTCAAGCGGCGGCCGGCATGATCGGCTGGCTGCGGCGTCTCGTGGCCGGGCGCGAGGTGGCGGAGCTCGAGCGCTGGCGTGTCGAGTGCAGACAAGTCCGGCGCTGGATGGCGGAGTTTCCGGATGTATGCACGGCGCTCGATCACCTCGAGGCTTTCGCAAGCGGCCGGCACTATCGCGGCCTGTCGGAGGTGCGCGAGTGCATACGGAACCGGCGGCCCATTGTCGCGCCGATGGTGGCGAATGCGCCGGGCGATCTGGATGCGTTCGAGCTCGCGTGGAAAGCGGTCTACGGCAAGTCGCCGGTCGTCTCACTGCGGCAAGCCTCCCTCGAGGATCTCGAGGCGGCGACAGATTGGGATGTCGGCATGCGGTCGTGACGTGATCATTGCCTGCATAGCGGAGGTGCAGGCAATGGGCAAATTATTCGACTGGTTGATCGCTGCGGTCCAAGCGGCCGCCGTTGTCTCGTTCGTGCTCGGCGCGATCTACGCATACGGCCGGATGGCGTGCCGATGAGCGACATCGAATATTTCGAGCCGTACCTCGTCCCGGAAGGGGAGTTGCATCCGGCGATCATCGCTGAGCGGCACATGCTGCAGGACGAGCACAAGCACCTGAAAGAGAACGAGGTGCATATCGAGTACCTGTTCAAGACTGAGGTCAAGCTCAAGGGCGGCAAGCAGATCCTCGGCATGGTGCACGAGCCAAAGGTGCAAGGGCACCTGAAAGACCTGTTCGAGATGCTCCTCCGGTCGTTCTTCGGCGCAATGCCGCGTTTCATCATCACCCTGGATCACGAGTTCTGGAAAGGCGCCAGCGAGCACGAGCGCGAGGCGCTGCTGTGGCACGAGCTGGCGCATATCAAGCAAGAGAAAGACGCGTATGACGCACCGAAGTTCGATCGCGACGGTCTGCCGGTCTATGGCCTGGTCGAGCACGACGTCGTCGCATTCGTTTCCGAAGTCGAGCGCTATGGCGCTTGGCACGGGAGTTTAAAGCAGATGGTCAAGGCGGCCAACGATCGGCCGGCAACGGAGAACCCATGAGTCAAACCCTCGAGCAATACCTGCGCGACGAGCTCGCGAATAGCGGCGCAATCGACTTTTCGCTGCGCGCGTCCGTTTCCGACGGCAGCGTGCGTTTCTACATCCACCCGACGAACCGGGCCGGCATGACGGTCGATTTCGAGATCAAGGGCAACACGCTGATCCCGCCCGGGGGCCTTTACGGCGACGCAGTCCGCCCGGTGCCCGCGCCGCTGCTCGGCGAGGATGGCGCGCTGCTGGTTGCGCCGATCGGCTCGGCCTACGATCTCGCCGCATCGGTGGCGCCGTGAGCGAGGACCGTATTGCAGATCTCGAGCGACGCGTCGCTGAGCTGGAGCGCGAGCGCAATGCGCGCCGCGCGATTGGTCCCATCGAAGCTAAGCCTGCGACTCAACCTTTGCCGGTCGACTGGCAGTTCCCACCAATGACGCCCGGCTTTCCGCTACCGAGCATCGGCGAGCAGCGCTGCCCAAAGTGCGGTATCGCGCTTTCGCCAATCATGAGCTATTCGTGTGCGCAGGCTCAGTGCCCGACGGGCCTCGGCGGCGTTTCCTGCAGCGTGAGGATTTCTCCATGACAGAAGACCAGGATCTAACGCGCCGCGTCGGCGCAATGGCAAAGGCGCACGGGCGTCCGCGCAGTTCATGCCCGTGGGATGGTGATCGCGGTCGCTGGTGGCTCGAGGGCTACGACTCGACGGAGGCGCCGGCGGATCTTGTCAAGGCATTCCCGGGCGGCGGGCCGCTGCTCGGCGGGGGCTTCTGATGCCGTTCCTGTTCTGGCTGCATATGGTTGCGATGGTCTACGATCCGCGTCCGGTTGAGGAGCGCGGGCACCGATCGGCCGCAGGCTGGGCCGTCTATACGCCCGGCCGGATGCGCTGATGTTCTGGTATCTCATTCTGAATTTGGCGGCCGTTGCGTCGCTGGCGTTCGGCTCCGCATGGCCGGCGCTCTTAGCGATGGTTGCGCTGATCTGCTACGCGTTGCGCTGTTGAGAATTCCGCGCCGGCCGGTTGCCGGCAAATCTTTGGAGATGTGATGTTCAAGACTGACGAAGTCGGAAAGATCGCCGCGCATGCGGTGGACGTGATCAATGTGCTGGACGGCCTGACGGTCGGCGAGGCGCAGATGGTTCTGAAGCAGGCGGAAAACGTAATCCTCGGCGCACAGCGTGTCGTGTCGTGCAGCATCAATCCGATGCATGCGGCCGAAGTGGTCAAGGCGCATCTTTTGGTCTAACAGATTAGGGATCTGATGCGGGACCAAGCCTGACAAGGGTTCCGCGTCAGTTTTCCGCCATAGGGCGCTACTCGGGCGCATGGTGAGACTGAGTGTCGATACTCGGTATCAGTCGTGATACCACACTGATACCTTATCGCACTCTGAGCATCGTCAATGGCACGACCGAAAGAAGACCAAAAGCCCGAAGTAATGCGGGCGATCGCTGAGCACCTCAGCATTCACGGCACCTCGAATTACGCCGAACTGTTCGCCAAGTTTCCGGCGGTCTCCCGCGCGACGTTCTTCCGCTGGATCAAAGAAGCCAAGGACGGATTCGAGGATGTCGCATCCGAGCACGGCACGCTCGCGCTGCAACTCGCACAGAAGCGGATCCGCTCGAGCGTCGAGCTGTCGCCGGAGGTGACGGAAAAAAAGCTCAAGGCACAACTTCCTGTAGCGCCGTCTCCGGCGATCATCGCCGCGCTGCCGCCGGGCGCCGTGCAGCAGACTTTCAACTTCATTGCGTTTTTCTACGAGATCCTGGCGGACATCGCTTTGCTGCGCTCGGCGGCGGTCAAGGCTGACGCGGACGGAAAGGAGCGCCTCGTCAACCCGATGTTGCTGGACAAGGTCGTCGGCAAAAAGCGCGACATGATGGACACCTACATCCGGTCGCAGGAATTCCTGTTCGGTCTCGAGCAGATGGAGGAGCTGTTCCGGGTCGTCGTCGAGGAGATCGGCAAGGTCAGTCCTGAAGTGCAGCAGTCGATTCTGGTCCGCATGCGCAATGCGAACGACGCGATCGGTTTCAACGTCAACGCGCGGATCGGCTGATGGCGCGATCGAGAATGTCAAAGCGGGATGGGCTCCCTTCGCTGGCGGGCCTGATCGCGCGCCTCGAGGCGAAGACTGGATTCCGGATCGAGAAAACCAAGATCGCCGAAGGCGTGACGTTCAAGGAATGGTGCCTGCAGCTCGGGCGCGATGGCCTGAAGGTCGACGGCAAACCGTTCCAGCTCGACGACCGTCCGGCGATGGCATGGATCTATGACCAGGTGCCCAGCACGGAAGACGAGGCCTATCGCTTGGTGCTCGTCCTGATGAAGTGCGCGCAGGTGGGTTTCACGGTGATGGAGATGTTGGCGACGATCTATCTCGGGATCCGCTTCGGCCCGGCGACGGTCGGCATGTTCCTGCCGGATATGAACCTGGCCGGTCTGAAGTCGACAGAACGATTCATGCCGATCGTGCGCTCGGTGCCGTCCGTGCACGAGCTCATGACGCAGGACGCGGCCGACGGCTCTGGCCGTAAGACGGGCGAGGGCAACGTCAACCGGCGCCGGATTGCTGAGGCGCTGTTCATCTTTTCGTGGACGTCCGGACGCGCGACGACTGAATCTGTCCCAATGGACATTTTGTCGTTCGACGAGGTACAGGAGATGACGCTCGAGCAGATGGAAAAGACGATCGAGCGTCTGTCTGCGTCGCCAGTGCGTTTCACGCTGATGGGCTCGACGGCGAACTGGCCGGATGCTGACATCCATTACTGGTACAAACGCGGATCGCAATACCAGTTCCATACGGAATGCCCGACGTGCGCCGATCGCGCGCCGCTCGACTCGTACTGGCCGAACTGCATCAAGTGGGACTCGGAGAAGGAGCGCTATCGGTACGTGTGCCGCAATGGGCACTGGATCACCGATACGCAGCGCGGCGAGTGGATCGCGGACAACCCGGCGGCCGACAAGCCGATCGACTACACGATCGAGAAGAAGGAGCGGCCGCTGCGGATCCGCTCGATTCACTTTCCCCAATTCCTCTCGCCAACGATCGCGGCCGGCGAAATCATGGACGCGTTCAACTCGGCGACGGACATGAAAAACTTTTTCAACCGGAAGCTCGGCAAGCCATACCTCGATCCATCGCAGGTGCCGGTGACGCTCGAGCACTGCGCGAACTGCGTCGAGGAGGGCAAAAAAGCCGGCGTCGTATGGAAGTCGCGCGCGCGTCATACCTACATGGGTATTGACCAAATGGGTAACTTCAACGTGCACGTGATCAAGGAGCGTATGCCGGACGGCCGTCAGGCGACGATTCACGTCGAGGAGACCTATGGCGCGGATCCGTTCGCGCGCTCGTCTGAGCTCATGGATCTGTACGGCGTCGACGTATGCGTGGTTGAAATCAACCCGAACTACAACGACGCGAAGAAATTCGCGACGCGGCATCCGGGCCGGGTGTTCATCTGCGATAGCTTCGGCTCGGTCAAGGAGGGGATGATCCAGTGGGGCGACGCGCCCAAGCTCGACGTGTCGGAGCGGCGGACCGACGAGGAGGCGCGCGATCGCTACACGCTGCGCATGGATCAGTACAAGTGCATGCAGGTGTCGATGGCGCGCATTACCTCGGCGACGTGCCTGTTTCCGGATCCGCAGGGGCTCATTCAGGAGGTGATGGACAAGGGCGTGATGAAGACGGCCGCCGTGCTGCCGCGCGCGTTCCACCACTTCACGAAGACGGCGCTGGTTGCGGAGAAAGACGAGGAGACCAACGCGTACAAGCGGTCGGTCAAGAAGGTCGGTATCGATCCGCACTTTTCGTATGCAAACATGCTTTGCGACGTGGCCTGGTCGCGCGCTCACGGGACAAGCACATTCATCATGCCGGAAGCAAACCCGCACAAGGATCTCGTCGAGGTGGCGAAACAGGTCGGCATGCCGCCGGCGGTCGCGCAGATATTCGAGGCGCTGCCGGATGGCGAGCGGTGCGGCCGCTGTGTGTCGTTCGATGCAGACACGGGCAACTGCGAGGAGCGCGGCATGCTCACGCGCGCGGCATCGCCCGGCTGCATCTTGTTCGTCGAGCGGTCTTACTAGCGCCCAAGCTGCGCCCGGCACATTCCGCTGTGTCGTGCGCAGCCTTATATCTAGGGCTATTCGGACATTCTGCTAACAGACTTCTTGTCTGTTGAGTCGTGACGTGACCATTCAGTAACCACTACGAAAGGTTGCGCATGACCACACTTGATATCAGTCAGAGCTCGTTAGCTCAAGCGTTCGCGGCGGCCGCAAGGGCTAACGAAGCGCTCGATGAGATCCGCAAATTCTCGCCGGTCGGGAACATCGTTCAGGCGCTTCTCGGCTGGGCGTACGCCGGCAACTTCGGGCAACTCGTTTCGGGCACGCGCGACGCGAACGGCGTGCTTTTGTCCGCAAGCATCGTTTGGCCGGATGGGACGCCCGGCACCTACGTCACGGATGCGCAAGACCCTGCGAGCGGTGCGATCAACGCATGGCATGCGACGTATGCCGGGCCGCCCGCAAAAACTCTCACGCAACTCGCGGTTACGCGCGACGTCAACGGCGCGGTGACTGCGCAGCCCGCTATCACCATCGTATAAGGAACAAAATGGGAATTCTTGACGCGCCGGGATTGGCTCGGCACCAGGCCGATTCGCTCTATGCGACGAGCAATGTTGACGTCTGCGTCTATGGCGCGACGTGCAGCGGGATACTGGCGGCGATATCGGCCGCGCAGAACGGAAAGACGGTCGAGCTGATCAATCCGGATACGATTTTCGGCGGCATGCCGGCACAAGGCGGCCTGAGTTACACCGATCGAGCTGGCGGCGACTGCAACGTCGTGAAGGGGCTCGCCAATGCGCTCTACCGGGCGATATGGAGCTCGAACTATTCCGCCAGCGTGACGGACTACCCGACGTTTTGGGGGCAAAGTCTGAACGCGTCGCCTAAAGCGATGGTTGCCCAGCTCACGGCACTGCTGTCGACGAACCGGATCACGGTCCGCAATAACTACCGCGTTATCCCGTCTGCCGTGAAGAAATCCGGCGCGGAGATTAGCGCGGTGACGTTCGAGGATTCATTGACGCCGCTGGTCGCGCCGCAATTGACGGTGACGGCGAAGGTGTACATCGATGCAAGCTATGAGGGCGATCTTATGGCGGCCGCCGGCTGCTCGTTCGCGGTCGGACGCGAGCCGAACAGTCAGTACAACGAGACCTATAACGGCGTCGTCACTCCCTACAACAAGGCCGGCGCGTGGCAGGTGGATCCGTATATCACGGCGGCCGTTCCGTCGTCCGGCCTGCTGCCGGGTGTGAATGCAACGGTCGCGGCCGTCGGAACCGGCGACGATCGCGTCCAGGCGTACGGGTTCCGCGTCAACGTGGTTTCGACGAGCGGCGGCCCGGGCACCTTCCGCCGATTCCCGGAGCCGACGCACTATAGCGCGCTCAATTACGAGATCCTGGGTCGTCAGTTCGCGGCGGGTCAGATCACGGCATGGAGTGACAACTCCAATCCGCCGGGCCTGTTTAACGATCACCTGTGCAAAGACGGCGTGACCGATCTGAATGCGGGCTCAGCGCTGCAGCAGCTCGACTTTATCGGCGGCGCCGACGCATGGCCGACTGCGACGTATGCTGAACGCGAGGCGATTTATCAGCAGCACGTCGACTGGACGCTGGGCCTGTTCAAGTTCCTGCGCGAAGACTCGCGCGTGCCGGCCGCGATCAAGACGACGCTTGCCGGGTTCGGCCTTCCGCCATATCTGCAGATGCAGACTCGGCACGGACTGCCCAAGCAGCTCTACGTGCGAGAGGGACGCCGCATGATCGGCGATTTTGTCATGACCGATCGTCATTGCCAGCGCATCGATCCGGTAACGGACGGCGTCGCGATCGGCTTCTATGCGATGGACTCGCACCATTGCCAAACGGTCGTCTACAACGGATTCATCGCGCTCGAGGGCGGGTTCTTCCAGAAGACAGCGAGCGGCGGCCAGGATGGTCGGTACTGGATCAGCTATAGGGCGCTGTGCCCGAAAGTGACTGAGTGCACGAACCTGCTCGTCACTTTCGCGGTGTCGGCGTCGCATGCCGCGTTCGCATCGATCCGCGTCGAGCCGATCGCCATGCAGCTCGGCGAGATTGCAGGCTTCGCCGCTGCCCGCGCGATCGATCTCGCGTCGACGGTGCAGGCGGTCGATCCGTACAAGATCCGGGAAAGCATGGGTTATTTCCCGCCTGGCGCGGCCGTGCTCGACATTCCGCCGGGCGGCAACGTTGTAGGCACGTATGTCGATGCCGCCGGCAATGGACAGATAGTCGTCGCGGGCGCATGGCAAGAGGTGCAGACACTCAGCACGTTTGCAGAGTCGTCGATCTACGGGCCGACTTACCTGTCGGACAATGCGACGAACAAAGGGACGTGCTCGGTAGAGTTTCGTTTCGCGCTCGCCAAGGCCGGCACGTATGGCGCCTATGCGTTCTTTCCGGAGAGCTCGACGCGCTCGGGTGCAGTTCCGCATACGGTGACGGCGGCCGGCGTCGCGCAGGCGGCGGTGAACGTCAACCAGATCAACTCCGGCGCATGGAAGCTGATCGGAACCTATGCATTCACGGCGAACGATCCGGCGAACAATAAGGTGGTTGTGGGCAACACGGGGACGACTGGGTATGTCGTCGCGGATGCGGTGGCGCTCGTTCCGCTTTACTACAACTAATTGCGCCCGATCAGCGCCCGGCGCGCGGCGGCCAGCACGGCGCCGTTATGCTGGGCGCTGGTTTGCGGCGTGCCTGCAACACACTTCGAGTCTGTTAGCGGCATTCTGGCGCCGCGCGTCGTGACGCGAAAATGAGCGCATGACGAAAATTTTCCTCCTCCTCAAGTCGATGGTTCAGGGCTACACGCGCAAGGACGGCGTCGTAGTCAAACCGCACTCGGACAACCGCGTCAAGCGCGCGAAACTGAACGATCACCAGATGGTGCTGTTTCCGGCTCCGGCGAAGAAGCCGATCGCGCCGAACCCGTTCAAGGGTCTGGATCCGGTCAAGTCGACGGGCGATCTGTTCGAGGGCTTCGAGGATAATTACGACTGGGAGAACGGACACGGGCATGTGCGACCGCGCGCCGATGGTGCTCGAATGAGGTGTAGCGGGCCAGGCGCCTGCTCGACGTGCAACCGCGAGTCCGTGCTCAACGCCATAGATAAGCGTCGCCGCGCGTGAAGCTACTCGTCTGCGGCGGCCGCGACTATCGCGACGTCGACGCGGTGTATGCAGCGCTCGATCGCGCGCACGCCAAGCGGCCGATCATGCTCGTCATTCACGGGGGCGCAACCGGTGCCGATACACTGGCCGGCGCGTGGGCGCGGCTGAACGAGGTGCCGTGCCTGGCTGTGCCGGCCGAATGGAAGAAGCACGGCAAGCGCGCCGGGCCGCTGCGCAACATGCGCATGCTCGAGGAGTGGAAACCCGATGGCGTCGCAGCTTTTCCTGGCGGATCCGGCACGGCCGACATGATCGCGCAGGCGCGCAACGCGGGCGTGAAAGTTTGGGAGCCGTGCGCGGAATCGTGACGACATGATGGAGCCATCTTAATGGAGACTCCATCATGCGTTTTCACCGATACGCGCTCGAGGGCGCGGTCAATTCCTTCCTGGTGCTCCGCACCAATGGCCCGCTTGTCCTCGGCGATGAGGAGGCTTTAGCATTCAACGAGCTCGACTCTGCCACGCGCGAGGATGTGCACGACATCATCCTGGATGGTCCGGCGACTGTGTGCACGCGGATCCGCGAGGCGATCGCGCTATGACCGTCGCGTTCCTCACGATCCTGTTCTGGCTCGTTGTCGGCCATTCGCTCGCCGACTACCCGCTTCAGGGCGATTTTCTCGCCAATGGTAAGAACCGAAACACGCCACTCGGAAAGATCTTTTGGCCTCACGCGCTGTTCGCGCATTCGATGGTGCATGCCGGGTTCGTCGCGCTGTTCACGGGCTCGATCGTGCTCGGCGTGGCGGAGGCGATCGTCCATGCGGTGACGGACTTTCTCAAGTGTGACAATCGGATCGGTCTGCGGACGGATCAGGCGATCCACTTCGCGTGCAAAGTACTGTGGTCGGCTATCGCCGCCGGCGTGATCGCTTGACGAAAAAAAGGGCGCCGGTTAGGGCGCCCTGAATCGCAATACGGGGAGTATGCGAGAGACCTTTCGGAGAAGGGCGGGACTCGAACCCGCAATGGCCGGCGGCTTTAGGTTTTATGGCTCCGAGCTCTGGCGCCTCGTTTGCCCAATGCGTCGCATTGCCCTAACCACCTACGTCTACCAATTTCGTCACCTTCAAGCGTGTCGACTCAGACTGACGTATGTCTCGCAGGCGCGCGCAGCGCTACGTGACGGTTCTCCGAGTCGACACACTTGAAGGTGCTGGCTCTGCACCAGCTCGCCGGCTTGTGTACCGGGGCTTTCCACTTCGAGGGCGGCCGGTATATCCCAGCCCGCGCTTTAACCCTCACAACGGAACCCGAATCGACGCCAAAATATTCGTGCGCACGACATTGGCACAGGCTCCGTTATGACGGTGCTGGTTACGAGTTCCAGCGTCCACCCTATCTTGTGGCCGGTTTGGTGCGCCGTAGCGCGGGGTTTTCGAAGAACGCTCGAGGAACGCGCTTTGAAAACGACTGCTTACGCCAGTCAATCGGCTAACGATCTGTGAATGCTCGCACCTTCGGGCGTCAAAGCGTGGGCCTTTCGGCTCGCGACCCCATCTGCACCAGTCTCATCCACTTCACGAACAGTCCCGGCCGGAATCTAAAGCCGTACTGTGCTGCAGTGGTTTTCTAACATGAGGCACTCCTGCTAATCCTCATCCGACTATCCCTTTCGGGCCGCGTCGACAGCGGTCGCATCACCAGCAATAAATCTGGCCGCTTACGGCGGCGAATCGGCGCATCTCTGCGCATTTGACACATAACACGCCGTCACCCTGGCGGGGGCACTTTAACGATGTGGCATTCGGACGTACTTTTGTCTCGCCAATTGAGGATGCAGTCGTCATCGCACCGGCTCGTCTCTGCTGCAATTCGTTGGGCGTATTTCGAAGTCGCTCCCCTCGATCGCTTCAGCCAGAAAGAGCGCTGAACCGATGAACGAATCATACCGCACTTGATCAAAAAAGATCAACGCATTGATCAAAAATAATTACGTCCATCGACGGCGGATGGTCGTGACGGGATCATGAGGGTTCTTGAGAAGCAAAGTAAGTCGGCGGATAAGCCACCTACACGGTCGAGCGCCAACTCGTCCGAACTACAACCAGTCCGGAGGACACCATGAAATGATCGACATTCGCCCACGTTGAGATTTGCGCCCTATGCGCGCCCATGAAAAAAGCCCGACAGCGGAGACGCTTGCCGGGCTTTGCTTTTGGCGATAGACGCGACAGATCTATGATCTGTTGGCGACGCTCACTGCGCGGCGTGCCAGTCTGCCGCTGTCAGTACGGGGCTTTCGCCGGCGTCAAACTCCCGGCGAAACCAGTCCTCGTTGTCGTACGGCACCTGTTTGGCGTCGAGAAGTGGGGTGCCGAGATTCGCCAGTTCACGCGACACTGCCGCTGCCCAGGTGTGAAAGTCGCTCATGATCACGCTGCCTTTTGGCCGTCAAAGGAAAAATCGAAGTGCACCGCGTCATACGGGAATTCGATCGCGCCGCTTTCCGTGCGATCGAGCACGCCGACATTCAAAAGGGCGTGTACGTCCTCGTGCACACGCTTCACATCGCGCCCGACTCGCCGGGCCAACTCGCGGATCGACATCGGGCCGCTGCCTGTCATCTCGCGGACGATCTGAATGCGCATCTGCGTGAACGTGCCAAACAGTGCCTCCGGCGTGTCAAACGTGATGTGTGCGGTCTGCGCCTCCTTGCCGCTGTTGGCGGCGGCCACGATGCGCGCGATCGCTGCATCGCGTGACTCAACGCTGATTGTCACCTTGTTCATTTTGATGCCCTCCAGGTACTGATATCCGAATAAAAGTCGCGGAGCAGTTGCTCAAGCGAAGCGAAGTTGTAGGCGGTTTCCTCGTCGAGCCAGTGCCGATGATCACCTTTGCCGCGCTCGTTGTCGTATCGCAGAACGCAGTCGCCGCGAACGATGTACGAAAGGCTATATTTGAAGTGGTGTGCGCTGCCCAGCACGGGCTCTGGCACCTGCCAGATCACAGTGTTCGCGAACGACACTGCGTCGATTGCGCTGCGTGACTTGTCGATGAGGATGGCTTTCATGCTGGCAATTATGCCAACATGCAGCGCGCGTTGTCAACTATGCCAACACTGAATTCCAGATTTGACATAATAAAAGTTATCACCCCTCGAAAACGCAACTAACTATCAGCCTGCGGCGCGGTGGCGAATTGGACGGGTAGTTGCGTTTCTCATAGCGCGAGCGTGCCTTGCGGGTTCCGGCTGAATTCAAACCGGATATCAGTAACCTTCCGGCCGGTCTTGATCGGCGTCCACGTGATGATCCATCCGTCTTTGTCCTGCAATTCCTTCACGGCAACTTCGATAATCTGCCGGCGGGCGTCTTTGAAGTTCTGCAGGTGGCTCGGTTTCGCGTCCATCGCATGCAGGAAGTCCTTGATCTGCATCTGGCGCCATCCAGTGTCTTTGAACTGCATCAGGAGCTCGAGCATCCGCCATGAGTAGATCGATCGCAGCTCGGCCGCCTGGCGTAGCAGGTAGGTCGTGTGGTTGCCGCGCAGGACCATGAGATACGGTGTCGCCTCCGGCGAGAATCTGAGCTCGATCCAGCCGGCTTTGTCGACATACGTTGCGCCGCTCACCCAGCGGTCGCGGTGGACGGCTACGGCGCCGCGCTGCACTGGCTCGGACCAGACAATCCAGCGCTCGGCCAACGACTCGCAACCGGACTTCAGTTGCTCGTATGCCGTCGTCGTGTCGAGGTTGAAAGTCTCGGCGTATTCCTGTGCAGTCAGTCGGACGCGGTACCGGTTGCCGTCTAGGCGCACCGAATCGATCTTTGCTGCGCACGACTTCACGATGCGTTGCTCGGCGAGCGTCTTCAGTCCGTGCGACGCCACAAGCAAGTCGTTGTGCATCGTCACGTGCCGGTCGACCAGGTTCAAGCCTGTCTGCGCATATTTGAGTTTCATATGGGAGGATTTCCGGGTTAAACGCGGGCCGACTGGGAGGGAACAATTTATCATCCCCTGTCGATCGGTGTCACTGGGAGGATTTCCGGGTGCGAGCTGTGGACAACACGAGATGAACCGGCTTTTCTCCCAATTGGAACCCGGCCGCCCTCCCAATTGGCCCGGTCCGCCTCCCAATTGACCCGGCTTTCCTCCCAATAGCGTCCCGCAAAGCCACGCCTGGTAAGGGTCTGAGACGTATACAAACGGTTAACAAACGTCTACAAACTACGCGCGAGAGTCTTGTGGAAAACCCTCGCGCAGATCAACCCGGGAATCCTCCCAATTCGGTTTTGCAAGGTGGCGGTCTGCCCGCCCTACTTCCCTTTCTCGAGCGCCTCGCGGATCCGGCGGCATTCCTTCAGCGTCGCTCGAGCGATGATGTCGTTCATGTGCTCACGCGTCACGTGCGCGATATCGCGGAGCATCTCGTAGGTATCGATCGGCATACGCACGTGCATCGATTTTGGCGGCGTCGCGGCCGGCGCGGCTACCATGTGCCTATGCTCCTCGCGCGCGGGCGCTGGCGGCGGTTTCTGATCGGCGGGCGCCCTACTCTCGCCCAGTGCCTCGCGTGCCGGCGCTTCACTCCATGCTGATACCTTATCGAGGCGGGCCGCGCGCTCCTCGGCGGAAAGTGTCTTAGGCTGCGCGACGCTGATCGACGGTCGAGTATTCGACATCGAAAATCTCCTTGAAAAGGTTCATCAGTTCTTCCTTGGCGCTCTCGGCGCGGGCCGAATCGGGCAACTCGACGACGCTCATTCCGGCGGGGAACGCGCGCCAGAATGCCGGGCGATAGGAAACCATCGATCCAAGGACGGGAACGGCGTCGCCGAATGTCTCGCGGATCGAGTCGACGGTGTCGCGCGTGTCCTGGGTCTCGCGGTACCCTCCCCTCACCTTGCGCGGCGCTTCCTTGCCATTGATCAGCACGGATGCGCGCGGGCGCGTGCCGGATTTTTCCTCGATCTCGTTGATCAGCTCGATCATGTCCGGCAGAGTCCAGACGTCCGGCTGGCATGGCCGAAGCGGCATGATGCATAGGTCCGCGACGGCGAACGCCTGGCGGAGCTCTATGCTGTCGTGGCCGCCGGCGTCGACGATGACGACGTCGTAATTGTCGGCGAGCTCGGCGATATCGCGGCCGCATTTACCCGTCTTTTCGACGCAGGTAATCGGCGGCTCGACGCCCTGCTCTCGCCGGGATCCGGCCCAGCTCGCCGCCGTGCGCTGCCCGTCCGTGTCGACCAGCAACGTCCTCATGCCGGCGGTGACGCACATTGCCGCGATGTTCGTCGCGATCGTCGTCTTGCCGGGTCCGCCTTTCTTCATGCCGATTGTTATGATCCGTGACATTGACACCTCCGTATGTAGGTGCGTCGGATCATACATCGGTTTGTGGGTGTGCAGGTGTGTGCGCGCGCACGTAGAAACGTCCGCACCTATGGATGCACGTGTGTGTGCAGGTACGGACGTGTGTGTGCAGGTATGTACGAGCGTGCCTATGTACCTGTGTACCTATGTACCTCGGTACGAGCTGAAGTCGACCACCCAAAGCCAGGGGTTCGTTTCCCAGCCGAACCCACGCGCCTCGTTGATGCTATCCCAAAGCGTCGAGAACGACTCGCGCGCGCTAAGGCAGGTGTAGTCATACGTGCCGTGGTCGGGCCGGCTTGTTACGTAGTTACGCCAGTAGGGCGAGCCGTTCGCGAGTCGATTCACGCCTTCCTTCTCTGCGTCCGCCTCGCTGATATCCTGCAGTCGTTCGACGCGCACTCCGGTAATTTCGAGCGTGGTGCGCGACGCGGCGCGCGGCATGTGGATCGACGGGCGGCCTTTCCCGGCCCAAGCGGGTAGCGTGAGCGGATAGCACGGATCGTTGACATACTCGCCGGCGGCGTTGTGAGCACGGGATCCGCCGGCGCCATACATGATCGTCATTCCGCGCTCGAACGGCAGGTCGCGCGGCGCAAGGTAGTCGTGCTTGTGACTGACGCGCCAGGCTTCGCGTACCCATAGACGATCGCCGGGAGAGCCGTACGGACAGCATGTGTGGACATATGCCGCTTCTACAGATATCTCGCCTCCCGTCTGCATACCCGTGTACCGACTTTTCGGCATGGCGATCTTGTAGCCTCCAATAAAACGATCATCGGCGATCGGGGCCGGATTCACGATTCGGCGCGTCTGCGTCTTGCGGCCGGCGTGCAGCGCGAGGATCATCTCGCGATTGAAAAGAATTGGATGTTCGTTCATATGTACCTATGTGCCTATGTACCGATGTACATGCGTGTGTTTGGACGGTGCGCCCTACCTGCGCCCGGCGGCCCGATCATTTTTTGGTAATGCCACGCCGGGCGGTGCGTTCCGTAAAATTGCTAAAAGATGATCAATCTGTTGGCGCGACGAATAGGCCGTTGACTCGCGCCGCCTCCTCCGCACGCTCGCGCCGGCGCCTCGCCCAAAATGCGAGCGACCATTCGCACGCGTCTGCCGGATCTCCAAGCTCGCCAGTAACGCGGCGCCGGGTGTTCATCGCGCCGGCCTGGCGCCAGGTGATCTCGACGGCGCCGGCGGCGATCGCGAGCGCCTTCTTGCTCAGCGCGATGTCGTAGTGACTGCCGCTCGTTTTTGCAGGGCTTTGCCACCACTTCCGCGCGACGCCGATCCGATCGGCCATCGCGTGCAGCTCCTCGTCGGAATCGGCAAGCATGTGGCACATCTTCATGCGGCCGTACGCGGCGTTCATGTCGTCGACGTAGACGGTCACGACCCCTCCTTGCCGTCTATCGCGGCGCGTTCTTCAGCGGTCAGATGGTGCGCGGCGCGGTGCTTCGCCGCGTCGGCGAGTGGCACCCAGTCATATCGCTGATTACCGCCAGTGCAGTCGTAACCGATGATGTTGCCGCGCGTGTCGCGGGCCATCCTGAAAACTCGGATCTGCTCGCCGTGCTTCTTCGTGGTCCGGCGATCGCCGACGTGCGGCTTCTTGCGCGCCGAGCCGTAGCTGATATGGATCCTCATAACAGGGTGCGGGCGAATTTCAGCAGGCCATCACGGTCGAACGTCCACCAATGGCTGTGCGCGATGCCGGTTCCATCCTCGACGCCGTAGCCGTTCGCGCAGGATGCCTCGTCTGCGCGCTGCTCGATCTGCTCAACCGTGGCTTGCCAGGATGCGGCGAGAGCGGCGCGATAGGCGTTCATCAGGGCGATACGGGCCTTCGCTCGATCGTCGTGCGATCCGTCTTTCTGCGCGCATTGGTAGGCGTCGATCAGTTCGCCGAACTCGGCTATATCGAGTTGTGCATTACTCATCCTCTGCCTCCGATTCCTTACGTGATTTGATGCCGTCGTCGACCGTCTTGTCGAGCTTCTCGCCGCCGGCGCTGAGTGCTTCCCAGTAGCGGTCGTTCTGGTGCCAGTACTCGTCATCGCGCAGGAATCGGTAACGCCCCGCGTCCGCTGCGAGTGCGGCATTTTCCTCGGTCAAAATCGCATTGGCCGCCCGCTCGGATGCCAGTACGTCCGGCGACGATTCGGCGCGGGCCTTCTCGGCAAGGTCGAGGCGGATCGAACTGGCGCGCGTCGTGGCGTCCATGCCCGCGCGCGCGGCGGCCGCCTGTCGGCGAATCGTCTCGTTCAGGCGCATGTTCGCGTGCAGCAGATAGCCGACCAGATCCGTGAGGTCATGCTTCGCATGCCGCTCGCCGACGAGAATCAACGCTACATTCCACGCCGTGTAAGCCGTTTCCTTCAGGTCGGTGCGGTTCATCTGCATCGGATGTGCGGCCGCGATTGTCGCTTGATCGATGTAAAACGCCTGATCGTGTGCGCTCAGGTGGTGCTTGTGGGAGGGTAGGGTGCTCATATCAGTTGCTTCCAATAGCCGGTTGAACGATCGTGTAGCAGACCAAGCCCGCGCGATTGGCAGCGGTGTCTGCGTCCGCATATGTCGCGAACGGCGTCGCATGGCGAAGTGAAGGGCAGAATTCAGGCTTGCCGTCATTGATGCCCGTGCCGTATATGAGAAAGCCCGGATTGTTGTCGTTGGCCGCGACATAGAAGCATCCGGTGCCACGCGACTCGATCTGCTGTGAATACGCTTTGCATACCAAGTCGGCACCGCGATTGAAGCCATTTGCAAAGTCGCTCGCGCGCGGCTCGTCGAACGTCCACGGGGTGAGGCCGACATTCACGAGCGCAACCATCGCCCTCGGCCCCACGCCACTCTCGAGCCAAACCTCGGCGCGGCGCCCGGCGCGGATCGCCTTCAGCATGTCGACGGGTTCGGCTAGAGGCACGACCGGCAGCGGCGCGGCGGCCAGCACCGCGCGCGCCTCGAGCACGAGCTCGCGAAAACGAAAGCCGTCGCACGGCTCGCCGTTTTCCTCGCATAGCAGCGTGATGATGTGAAGCAGTTCGGCGGCGCTTTTCATGCGTGATCTCCGCTTGCTGGCTGCGCGGTGGTCAGGAGGGCGCGCGCGTCTTCCATATATCTGAGGATGTCCGCAGCATTGTCCATCGCCGTCCAGTAGAGTTTCTCAAGCATTTGATCCGTCAGCGCCCGCTCCGTCTGTGCCACTGGTTGCGGGAATGCGGCGCGGGCTTGCCATGCCTCCCATGCCCATTGAACCTCATCGCGCTTGTACCGATCCCCGTCACGGTTGGCCTTGGCTTCGGCGAGTGCCGCGTTGCGATACATCGACGGAACATCACGGCACCAGTGCGCCTCAAACTGTTCTCGCTCAGTCACTCTGTCTCTCCACTTGCCGGACGCGCGGCGGTCACGATCTCCCACTCATGGCCGTTCTCGGTGATGTTGAAAATACGGACCTTCGCGGTGGGGATGCGCTTTGCCAGTTGCAGCGTCAATTCGAGTTCGCCATTGGCTGGCGGATCTACGTCGATGGGCCACGCGTTATTGACCTCATTTTCGACGGCATCGTCGATCGTATGGAAGAACGTTTCGCCGTCGTCATCCGGCCAAACCATGTCGGCATCCAAAGCCGTCAGCGCCCGCGTCTGCTCCACTGGTTGCGGGGATGCGGCGCGGACCACTTCGCCATAGGCATTCGCGTATCCCTGCATCTGATGCTCGGTGAACACGGATCCTGATTTGTCGGAATCGAGAAATGGCTTAGGGAAAGCGGGCAGAGGCGGCCACTCAAACGCCGCCCACTCATCGTCCAGCGCCACGGCAGTCGGGGATGGCTGCGGGGCGGCGTAGAGCGACTTGCGAAATTCTTTGATCCAATCGGTAGACGAGACCATGCGTGCCAGACTCCAAAGCGTCCTGGCGTGGTCGTCACTGATCGGCTCCCCCGATGCCGCTGGGGCGGCTTGCAGTGCGGCGCGGGCAGCGTCCCGGTCATCAAGCGCATGGCTCCATGATCCAGCCGACCATTTCGGATGTTCGGAGATGGCGGCAACTTCCTCGCGCGTCAGGTTCATAAACACTGCGGTGAATGGCTTTCCCGATACGGTAAGCGTCTCGCGCTCATCCTGCGCAGGTGATGGCGCGGCAGGAGCGGCGGCGAGCAGAACGCGAACTGCTTCCGCCATTAGCCCCCGCGCCATCGGTGGCGCGAGCGAGTCGCAGTAATCCTGCATCCGCTTGATAAGCGCTGCCACATACCCTTGGTCGATAGTGGCAGGCTTGCTTGCAGATAGCAGGGCGACAGGTTCGTAGTTGCAAACCTCGTCAAATTCATGGTTGGGGTATTCATCCCAAGCTATGCAGGCCTCGCAATCGTTGTCGCCGTAGTCGTGGTCGGGGTGCGCGGCGCACGGCGCGGGCTTCTTCTGGACATCGGTCTTTACCGTCTTGTGCGTGACGATGCCGGACACGACGTTGGTAACTTCTTCGCTCCATCCATCGCAGCCGGTGTCGAGATGGGCGTCGATTGCAGCTTGATGTCCCTGCTCACGCTCTGCGTCGGTCTTGAACTCGTTGTAGCCGCCCTCGTTGTCGTAGACGAAGTAGCGCACCGCCTGCACCTGTACAGATGGGGTGGCAAGTTCCGGGTGGCGCGCAACGAATGCCGGCATGGCAGCCTTGAACGCCTCCAAGTAATCATCGCGGTCGTGGCCCCAGTTGAGATCGCACTCGTCGACCGCCTCCCATTCGTTCTGCTCATCGGGGACTTGGTACGTGAAAAGCTGCTCGATGCCGGACAGGCAGTCCGCTCGACGTTTCATGTTTTCGAGGTTCGCCAACAGAATGCCTGGCGTGCGCGCAAGGGCGCCCATTCCGACTAGGTCATAGACGCGCTGAAGCGTTCCGGCCTGCTCGTCGAGGGTTTGAGTCGGCACTGCGTCTGTATTCGTGGTCATCTCTACTCCCTATAGTTCGATTGCTTCGCGCGCTGCGCGGATGGGGGCGGGAGCGGCGAGAAGGTAGTGACCGAAGTCGGTCATGTAGTGACGGCCACCGGGTGCCGGACGTACTGCACCAAGTTCCGCGAGCGAGTGCATGTCCTCTCTGTCAACGTCGTGGCCGTCTGCCTCGGAGTCGCCGCAGCACTCATTGAAGCGGCGAAGCTGGTTCAATAGTCGCGGCTTGATCTGCGGCACACCCTCCGCGCGCATCACCTTCGAGTTCAGAAGAATGCTTTCATCCTCAACGGCACGAGCGAAATTGAGCCATCCCCAGCCCTTGAGAAACCCTTTAAGGCCGCCCGGCATGCTGTCGACCAGCGTGTTGATATCGGCCTTACTCAAGCGAGCAGGATCCGTCGTCGGCGCAGATGCCGTTGAGACGCCGGCGCGCGCCATTCCCGATCGCACGCCGGCATCGAAAATGTCCTGCTCAGTGAGCGGCCGCTTGCTGGCGTCGAAGAATGCCGCTTTGAATCCGGCGAGGGTGTTCGGGACGAGGTCAGACATGGCTGGTCTCCTTGACCGTCTCAATCGCGATCACTTCGACGAACTTGGCGAAGAATTCCGACTCCGGTCGCGCCCATACATGTCCGGTCGCCACGCTGCGATAGACGACAAGCCGGTTCGCGCCATCTGCCTCGAGTGTCGCGATCTGCTTGACGTCGTAGAGTCCGCCTGATTCCACGTTCACGTACCGGGTGGACTTGGTTACTTCTTCTGCGCGCTCGAGGCGCGCGATCAGCTCGAGCACGAGCTCGGGCGTTGTCGAGAAGGAGATGGACTCTACACCTGGCACGCCTGCAAGCTCCTTTACGCGATCCTGCACGGCTTTCAGGCGCCGTTTCAGGTCATTTAGGTCAATGTTCATGGTTCTCTCTCGGGTTAAGTTACGCGCACGCAGTATTACTCAAAAATGATTAAAAAACAACTCAAATTTGAGCAAATTTCGCGTGCGTCCGAGTAGCGCCCATGAAAAACGCCGCAGGTCGGAAACCCCTGCGGCGTATGGAGATGCGGAAACTGCGATCAGATTATGTATGTGTTGGCGGAGTCCAGAATCCGACTCTCTCGCCAATCAGCGGCACCAGGACGACACGACCGAATCCCGGCTCTTTGAAGAACCGAACGCCAACGATCTCGCGTCCGTCTTCGTTGACGAGCGTCTCGCCGAGACTGCGCACATCGAGGAGCGCTCGATCGACGATCGCCTGCATGTCGGCGATCATCTCCGGCGTCATGGGGTGCCCGACGCACCGTGCGTTAAGGACGGTCTCTAACTCGGCGAACAGATTGCGCGTGCCTACTTCGGCGCGGCGCGCGGCATAGTCCGGATGTGGATCGATGGTCAGAAGGCGTTCAAAGCCCGGTGGCATCAGCATTACGTTCCCTCCGGCGGCTGCGACGTCAGTTTGAACACGACACGTCCTTTGACGGTGTCGACGAATGCCTCATGGCGGACGAGTTTAGCGCCGTCCTTGAACGTGAAGTCTTTCGCGAAGTGGTGCAGGACGTCGTCGAGCGCGACGTCTGTCCATTCGATTTTTGAAACGGTCGTGCTCACGATTGCACCTCGTCGGGTACTTCGTCGCCGAATTTCGAGCTGACGAATGCGCGCATCGCGGCGATCAGCGCAGTGTCTGCATGTTGGCCGTCAAGCGGCGCATCAATGGTATATGCGTATGCAGTCCGATCGCCGGTCGCGTCGTCGCCAATGCGCTCGATGCTGATTTTCTCGCGCTCGATGATCGGGCCGGCGCTGCCCCAGTACACGTGAAACGGTTGCCACCATTTGGCATAACCCGGTGTGAGGGCGATGCACGTATCGCAGTCGACCATCATGCGATTGATCTTTTCGCCGGGCCGTACGATCTTGGCCGTGCGACCGTCGGCGCGCGCCGTCCAGTAGTCGAGCAGGACGCCGTCGAGTTCTGCTGTCTTCATGCCTTATCGCCTCGCAGTTCCTTGATGCGGTGATAGAGCTCGTGGCTCTCGCCTGTCGGCTTGTCCCGCTCGTAGATCTTCACCAGCGCATCCCAGTGGTGCAGGATTCCGGTGAACGTCTTGCACTTGCGGCCGATGCGCGGGAAGTGTGCGCGGATCTCCGGAACGGCTTTCACCAGGCGGTAGCAGCGGCCGAAGTCGGCGGGATCGTGCGGCGCATCCATGCGGCCGTTGCCGCGCTTCGTTGCGCCAAGTGCGAGCGCGGCCATCGTCTCCGACGAGACGCCGGTGTCGCCGTTCAGAAACCAGTTGCCAAGCTGGCGTTGTGCCTGGGTGGAAAGGGATCTGCTCATGCGAGTTGATCCCGAAGTGCCTCGGCGTAGGCGTAGGCGCGGCGACCGATGTTGTTAAGCGAGCTACAGCGTGCGCCAGTCCATCCGGCGCGCCATCCCTCGAATACTTCCGGCGAGACGGCCGTGCGCGCGGCGTTGAACTGCTTGCGGTCATTGGCGTCGCCGATCAGCGTCGAATCCAGGCAGTCCGCGAGCTTTGCCTTGTCGCTGAGCTCGAGCGAGTAGCCGAACGATCGGCCAAATTTCTTCTTGAACCAATCATCATGGCCGCCGAACAGGAAAATAGGCACCTCGTTTGTGTTGTCGATTCCCTGCAGGGCATACTTGCCTTCGCCCAGTACGCAAACGGCGAGGGCGGCTATCTCGAGGTCAGGTGCCTCGATGGTGTATTTGTCGCTTGGGTTGATGATCTCGAACAGCATGTCTCTATTGCGCCCTATGTGCGCCCGCGCGTGGCAGGACCGTTTCAGATGCCGCGCCGGGCGGGCCGGGCGGCGGTGTTCTCAAAACATTGTTAGTCTGTTATTCGGCGATCTCGATGGCGAACGTACCCAGCACCGGCCAGCCTGTCATCCTGATGTTTTCCTTTGCGTCCTCTGCGTTTTCGAACGCGTACGCCTTCAGGCCTGGAAAGTCCGAGTCGCCTTCCTTACCGTACACCTGCACATGGACGGTGCGCTTCTTGGGCGCCATGAAAAGATCTTCTGCGGAATCCTCATCATCGATCCATACGCCGTCCTTTCCGAACCAGTGCGGCATTCCGTCGATGATCGCGATGCACGGCTTTTTCGACCCTTCAGTCTTGAAGTGGTGAAACTCTGTGACCATGCCGCCGTTACGTGTGATGATCGGTTCGCCGCGCTTTGCTGCCTCGAGGTTAAACGGCTTCATTCGTCACCTCTACCTTCGTGAACGTGCGGTGAATGATCGTCTTCGGCTCCTCGGTGACCGTCACGTCGTACGCTTCATCAATCCAGTCGATCGCCTCCGGCTCGCTGTGCTTGCCTCCGCCGTACCAGTAGGTCCAGCCTACCCACGTACCATCCGGCGCCTGTGCGGCGACTGCGTCGGACTCATAGTTGCGTGAGATGGGAGAGCGTAGGCCGGTTTCGGCGCCGCTGCATCGCACTTCGTTGCGTGCGTCCTGCAGTTCATAGCCGTCTCCGTCGGTCGCGTCGTACAGATCGTCTATGTTGTCGGCCGTCACTTCGGGCAGAGTCGTTTTGTTCCACTTGGTGTGCAGCACCAAGATCATCCATTTGAGCTTCTGCTCGGCGGTCATAGTCGTCATAGGGTTCTACCTGTGTGAAACCAGTTGAAGAAGCGGCGAACGTAGAAGCCGCGCACGATCGAAACGACCGTGAACGCGGCGCCGATCGCCAGGTTGCTATGGAACGGGACGTGAATCCCAAACAGCGGGAATATGGCGAGCTGCGTGGCCAGGCTGATCAGATAGCCGATTGCCGTATTCAGCACGGTCTCGAGCAGGGATTGCGTGCGGGTCTGCATTACGCCGGCACCTCAAGCACGTTGCGGCCTTCCGGGAAGACTGGCGGTTTCCATGTCGGATTCGCCTTCCGCACGATGTTGACGCGCACGACGCTTTCGTCGCGGCCGTAGCTGCGCGCATCGGGGTGCATACGCGCGGGTCGCTTCACGTCGGCCTCATAGTAGTAGCGGTTTCGATAGCTGTCGGCGCGCCTACGCATGACTCGGATCACTTCTACCTCCATCACCTCCGCGCGAAACGTATATGTGCTCGCGCTGCGCTGGATACGCTCGACTTCGATGCTGGCGAGGATCTTCACGCCTTCACCTCGGCCATCGTGACGACGACGCGGCACACTGCCTCAAGCACGTTTGTGCCTTCGATGCGCCACGCGCCTTTGATCATCGAAACCGGCATTTCCGGCGGCTGCATCAAAATGAACCCGTTTTCAATCAGGTTGGCGAGCATCTGGCCGCCCTGCGACCAGTCGACCGTCGGACGCCAGCGGATCGCGATGCCGGCGGCATTGACGGTGCAGAACATCGGTGCGCGGTAGTGCAGGGGGATTCCGCACGTGATCATGTTGCGGTGCGCAGTTTCGTCCTTCGATGCGCCAAGCGCGATTGCAACGGCGACATCGAGCTCGGCGCCACTCAATTGAGTAAATGAGTTGCTCACCGCAGGATCTCCGGGATCCATGCGCAATCCTTCCACTTGACCGGCGTGAGGCGGTCGGCCTGCTGCGGCTTGTGAATGATCTCGCGCTCGGCGAAGTGGTCGGTCTTGCCGCCGGCGATGCCGACTTTGTAGAAGCGTGACGGGCCGATCGGGCCGCTGATGATCACGCACTCGGTCAACTTCGATGGGTCTGACTCACCATCCTTTTTGATCAATGCGAAGTCGCCGGTTTGAAATTCCTGGCTGATGCTCACTTGCTGGTCCCTCGTGTCGCAGCGGGCGCACCGCGCGCCCAACCTGTTCGAGCATATTACTCAAAAATGATTAAGCGCGCAACGCGTTATTGTCGCTTTCTTTGGGCGTGCGGGCGGCGTCGATGTCCGCCAGCAGGCCGTCGCGGCTGCACAGTTCGTGTTGCATCATCAAGTTCATAAACGAATCGGCGTTTTCTATACTTGCGCTTGCCCATTCGAATCGCTGAGCATTCGTGCGAAGTGCCCCCATCTCCTCGTATGCGCGCACGCGCTCGATCGGGATGTCGCCGCGCTCGATCAGGAGCCGGGCGCGCGACACCTGGGAGTCGTGGTTCGATTTCCAGTGGTCGCGCTCCCTGATCGCTTCAATGCACTTGCCAACCCACTCGCGGCGGACGTCGAGGCCAACGCGGTTGCGTTCCTCGCGAGCACGTTCGGTGGCAAGCAGTGCATCGGCGCGCTCACGGCGCAGGCGCTCGGTGACGAGCCGCACCTCCTGCGAGACGCACTCGAGGAAGTCGAGTGAGCACTGCGGCGCGACAATTCCACCAACGGCGGTACCGCAATCGGCGAGTGCCGCGCGCAGGCGTTTGTTTTCGTCCTGCAGCGCGACGATCTGATTGGACAGCGAGCCGACGATCGCCGACTGGCTAAGGTGAGTGTTTTCGGGAGCTGACATTGTTGGTCTCGTAAAAAACCCGGCCGGAGCCGGGTGTGTCTGATCGGGGGCGGTGTTGCTTACGCTACGGCTAATTCAGCGCTGCGCACGGCGCGCGGGAATGCGAGCTCATCACGCACGAGCACGCCGGTGCGGATCGCCTTTTTGAGGCGCTGGTAGATCGCGCGGCCGCAGTGCTTGTGCAGGTGACGCTCCTCGAACGTGAGCGGGCCGAACTTCGCAAAGTTGCGGCGATGAAAACGCTTGTCGGTCTCGACTTCAGTCGGATCCTTCTCGAATGCGACGCGGACGGCTTTGCGGAGGGCTTTGGCTTTCTTGGCGTTCATGGTCTTTCTCTCGTGCGGAATGGGGTTTTGCGTGGTGCGCGGTTAAACGTGGAGTCGGTCGATCAGATCGGCCTGGTGACGTCGAACGGCACGCAATCGGTACTCGATGGTGCGCAGTGTGTCGACGAGTCGCGAATCCGGAGCGCGGGCTCCATCTGCCTTTTCAGTAGCGTCAACTTCGACGGGCTCGAGGATCGGATAGAGACGGCCGGCCAGCACGGTCTGATTCGATTCGATTTCGACAAGGACGCTGAACAGATCCGTAACTGCCGCCGGCAGCGGGAGCTCGCTCAGTGTGGAATTCTGTGCTTTGATGGTGCTATTCAGCATGGTTTTCTCCGGTGCGCCAAATTGGCGGCTAGGTTTGCAATCTGTGGGTTCGGCGTGAACGCAAGTTTTTCGACGATCGCGCCGACGACGTCGTAACCCCTGGCGGCTGCCAGATCAAAAATTCTGATAACCGACTCGGCCAGATCAACCTCGATCCTCGGGCGGTGCGGGAGCTGCTCGGACATCAAATCCTTCTGTTGGAAAACCGCGCCGGGTTAGGGCGCGGGCGCTTCGGAATATCTGGATCCTTCGACTGAGCTCCGCTGCACTAGCCATATTCCATAGGGATTGCCGGATTACGATCTAATGGCCTGCCGTGCTTCGTCATCGCAACGGGTCTCGGCCTCTCAAGCTGCATCGCTGGGATCCAGATCAGCGATAACAGATACAAAATAAGTGGCATGGTCCTCGCAAAGTGTTAGGAGTACTGATGCGATTCGTCCCGCTTCAAACGCTGGCGCGGGATACCAGTGAGATTTATCGGACACTCAAGTCGTGCGCGGGTGTTTTGCGCAATGCACTGCTGAACAGTTGTCTTTGTGGACGGACAGACTGTAGCAACTTAATCAAAAAAGAGCAATAGTCTCGATGATCGAAATTGAGCAAGTGTGCGGGAGTCGTGACGTTACGCTTTCTTCATGAACAATCTCGCCCACATTGCTTTCTCCGGATCCGCTCCTGCGGATGAGCGCGCGGCCGCACAGGCTGAGCTGCAGCAGAATTCGCTCGCCTCGGCCACGCCGGAACAGATGATCCCGCTGATTAAGTTCGTGCAGGAGCAATACGAATCGTCGGAGATGAACAAGGCGCTTAGCGCGTCCGGTCGGATTCCATACCCTTCGCTGGCGGCGCAAAAGAAGCAGCCAGGCATGCAGTCGGTGTTCCTCGATGACATGCAGGTTAGCGTGATGGGCGACTGGTACGAGAAGCAGAGCACGTTCAGTTTCGACTCGATGCGCAGCATGGTCGACAACACGCCGATCCTCAACGCGGTGATCATGACGCGGATCCGCCAGGTGCAGCGCTTCTGCCGGGTTCAGACTGGCGGAAAGGGGCCGGGATTCAAGATCACGCTGAAGGATACCGATGGGCATATCGGCACGGACGACAAAAAATCGATCGCGCTGCTCGAAAACTTCTTCCTCAATTCCGGTTGGGAGTCGCGTCCGCGCACACGCCTGCGCCTGAAGCGTGACGATCTGTCGTCGTTCATGGCGAAACTGGTGCGCGACAGTCTGACGCTCGACTCCGCAGGCATCGAAACGGAATGGAAGCGCGATAAGTCGCTGGGCCTCGACGGTCTGTACGCGGTCGATGGCGCGACGCTGCGCCTGTGCACGGAGCAGGGCTATCAGGGTGATGACGAGATTTTTGCGCTGCAGGTGGTGCAGGGCAATATCCGATCGCTCTACACCTATGACGATCTGATCTACGTGCCGCGCAACCCGCGCACGGACGTGATGATCGGCGGCTATGGCCTGTCTGAGACGGAGCTCCTCGTGCGCGTCGTGACCGGGTTCCTGAACGCGTTCACCTACAACACCAAGTATTTCGACTCGAATCAGATCCCGAAAGGCTTGCTGCACCTGACCGGCAATTTCAACGAGGCGGACGTCGCCGCGTTCAAACGCATGTGGAATGCGATGGTCAAGGGAGTGAACAATCAGTGGTCGCTGCCGGTCATGGTGTCCAAGGATCAGGAGTCGCGCGCGGCGTTCGAAAACTTCGGCGTCGAGGTGAACGAGATGATGTTCGCCAAGTGGATGTCGTTCCTCACCTCGATCATCTGCGCGATCTACGGCATCGGGCCGGACGAGATCAATTTCGAGTCGTTCAGCTCGGGCACGTCGTCGTCGCTCGCCGGCAACGACACGGAGGAAAAGCTCGCCAACTCGAAAGACAAGGGTCTGCGGCCGCTTCTGGCGTACTTCGAAAACCTGTTCACGGACTTTATCGTGCAGGAGTTCGGCGACAAGTACGTTTTCCGCTGGACCGGGCTCGACGAGGAGGATCCGCAGATTGCGTTCGAGCGCAAAAAGCTGATCCTGACGTGGGACGAGATGCGCGCGGAGGACGATCTGCCGAAGGTGCCGGGCGGCATCGGCGCGGCGCCGCTGAATCCTTCGCTCCTGCCGGTGTGGCAAGCGGAGAACCAGCAGCAGCAACAGCCTGACGGGGACTTCGGGCAACCCGGCCAGGAGCAACCGGGCGCGGCGCCGAAGGATGGCGAGGACGGCAAGCCGGCGCCGTTCGGCAAGCCGGACGCACAGAACGACGCGGGCGGCGACTTCGGCAAGCCGGGCGATGCAGCGGCGGATCCGGACGCGGTCGGCGGCGGCGCTGAGGGTGACGACGCGGACCAGATCACCAAGTCGTTCGGCCTTCCAATCTTCACGATCGAGCCATGATGGAACCGAAGCAGAAGGACAAGCCGGTAACGAACCCGGGCGTGGACGTTGGCGACGAGGTCTACATCAACCATGCGAAGGGGCCGCGCGCGGGCCGCGTGGTCGCGCACGGCGAGCACGGTGCGACGGTGGATTGTGACGGCGAGCGGCATAAGGTCGGCTGGAAACACGTGCTGGGCGCCAAGAAGCGCGCGACGCAGCATTACAACGTGATCGACCAGGGCGAAGACGGGATGATCGTCGAGGACGCGGCCGGCATGCGGCGCTATATCACTGTGGCGCCGGACGCGCGCGAGGACAAGATGATCGTAAAGGCGTTCGGCGGCAATCGCCTCGTGCTATTTGCCAAAGCGGCCAAGGGCGACGAGCCGGAGGAACCCAAGGGCGAATTCGGATCGCACAACGTCGCGGCCGGCGATCGCCTGCACTTTGAGGCGGGCGACTTTACTGGATCCGGCGAGGTGGTCGGCGAGACGGGGAAAACCGGCGCGCACGTGAAAGACTCATGCGGGCGGGTGCATCAAATTCACTGGGCGGAGATCACGAAGCACGAAAAGGGCGGCCATAAAGACGAGTCGTGATTGCATACTGAAAGTGTTCCTTGGCGAGAGGGCGACGCCGTGCGCGGGACCGTCGGCCTAAAACGACCCGCAGTCAGAGTGAGCGTATCTCCCGCGATGATCTGACCGTATCCGCACGCTACGCGGCGATCTGCACTCCGGCGGAGAAACCTGCCGGAGCTCTCCCGATTCCCTTCCATTGCCAGCCGTGCACGTGACAGTAGATCTCCATGTCCTGCAGGCTTTCAAGCCAGATGTCGATGCTGCGTACCGATCGAGCGGCGCGCAGTAGCTTGTGCGCCTCGACGTGCAGCGTGTGAATGTCGGCGCGCGATACGGGCTTGTCATGGTGCATCCGATCGAGGATCTCGTCGGCGATCGACGCGTCAAACGGCACGCCGGAGTTTTTGCACACTCGATCATATCCGAGAAAGAACCCTTGCAGACCGACGATGTCCTGCGGATCCGCCTCCGGGCCGCTCGGGCTATTCCATGTCGCCATGATTGATTCGATCGCGCGCAATGCCGGACGGGCTCCGGCTAGCTGCATGGCGTTCGTGACTTTCTTCGCGCGGGGCACTGGCGTTTTCTGCATGACCGTCGGTATTTGAGAAATTTCGAGAAAGCGGAGTGTATCAAAAATGAGTAAGTCTGTGCGTGATTTTGTCGTGACGGCAGGATGATGAAATGACCCTACTACTCGATATCGGCGAATTGACGGAGCAACAGTCAGACCGCGCCCTAAACACCATCTACAAGGCGATCCACAGCCATGACGATGACGATTCGATCTGGTCGGAGCACGAAAATCCGTTCGTGCGCCGCCTAGTGGAGTTGTTCACGCGTCGCGGACTGATGCGCCTCGACGGGTTCCGCAAGGAGCTCGAGCAGTGGCTCGCCGGCGAGAAGCATCACGCAGGCTCGCGCGTGGCGCGGCCGGATGGGTACATGCAGCGCTGGTCGGCGTCCGAGCTGTCGCTCGTCAAGCTCTACCTCGAATCGCTTCCGCCGGCGGAATTCACGCTCGACGACTGGATGATGGTCGTCGACTACCTGGCGCAACGCTATTTGCCCGCCAGTGACATGCGCACCGAAGCGGAATGGCTCGCCGTGCGCTCGACGTTCATGGGGCGCGTGCAGGCGAACATGGAAAGCCTGACGGCCAAGCAGGCTGATACGCTGCTCGAGGCGCTGCCGTCGACCGTGAGCGCGGCGCGCGCGGCGTTCACCATGTCGCCGGTGCAGTCGATCATTCTCGACTATGCACGCGTGCGCGGCGTGGAGAACGTCCAGCGCCTCGCCGATAACGCGCGGCATCGCATGCGCCAGGTGGTGCTCGAGCACACGGGACAGACGTTCCTCGGCACGCCCGGCCCGCGCCACTCGTTACAAACGACGTTGCACGACGAGTTTGCGACGCTCAATCGCGACTGGCGGCGCATCGCTGAGACGGAGACGACTGAGAACCAGAATCAGGGCTATGTCTCGAGCATGCCAGTCGGATCCAAGCTGAGGCGCGTCGAGCAATACCGCAATGCGTGTTCGTGGTGCCGAAAGATCGATGGCACGATCGTCGAGGTTGTCTCGCCGGATGCGCCTGACAAGGACGGCATGACGCAGATTTGGCCGGGCAAAACGAACATGGGGCGATCCAATGCGCCGCGTAAGCGCGTCGGGACCATCCTCGTGCATCGCGAGCCGGAGGAGATGTACTGGATTGCCGCCGGCGCGCAGCATCCGCATTGCCGGGGCCGATGGGTTCCGACCATTCAAGACGAGCCGGGCGATGACAAGGCGTTCGGCGATTACCTACGTAGCGTACTGGGAAATTCGAATGCTGCTGATTAAAGCTGATTACGCGAAGCGCCTCGAGGCGCTGCGAAAACGGCGTGCGCCGGATGGATGGCCCGATATCGGCCAACGGATCGAATTCGAGAGCGATCGCCATACGGACAAAGGTCCGGCGACGGGCAAGATATCGAACGTCAAGGCGACGGTCGACGGTGCCTATATCACGGTGCAGTTTGCCGACAGCCAGCAGTCGTTCTCATGGGATGATCTGCGCGGCACTGCACGCCAGGACGGCGATTTATGGATGGTCAAGTCTGAGCGCGCTGACGGCTGGAAAAAACCGACTCCCGCGCAGGCGGCGGCCGGCAACTACAAAAAACTGCGCATGAAGTGGAACGGGCTCGACATCAATATCGAGAATCCGGCGGGAACCGTACGCGAGGGCGTCGACGAGACCGGCGCGAAGTGGCGGACCGTGTTCGAGTACGCCTATGGCGAGATCGCCGGCACTGAGGGCGTCGATGGGGATCCGGTCGACGTCTACATGGGTCCGGACGAGTCGGCGCCGGAGGTCTACATCGTTCGCCAGATGACGCGAAAGGATTGGAGCAAGTACGACGAGGACAAGTGTTTCCTCGGATTTGCCTCGATGGAAGCGGCAAAAAAGGCATACCTCGCGCATTACGACGATCCGCGATTCTTCGGTGGCATCGTTGCAATGCCGGTCGCGGAATTCATAAAAAAAGCTCGGGCTACTAAGGAAAAGCCGGCGATGATCAAATCGCTGCGCGTCCTATTCTATAAGGCTTTGGTCGTGACTTGATCATATGGGGATGCTCCTTATAGGCTCCCCATGATCTTCATTCTTCGCAAGTCGCAGCTCCCGCTGTTCGGTATGCCGGTGCACGTCGCCGGCTCGTACCGGAAGGACGGCACGTACGTCAAACCGCACATGCGCACTGCGCACGTTGCGATGAAGCCTCACGAGCAGGGGCACTTGTTCGGCCCCGCTCCTGAAGCGCCAAAGGCCGCTAAGCAGTCTCCCAAGCTGGACAAGTTCCTCGCCAAGCACGGCGGCCCGGCACGCATGCGCTCGACGCTGATGGAGATGCGGCCGGAGCAGCGCGCGAAGCTGATCGACGCGATGGCGCATATCGATGACATTACAGCGGCGTCCGTCGTCGAGCGGCTGGGCATGCATGTCGGCGATCTGCGCACGCCAGAACCGGAACCCATGCCGGCGAAAGAAGCGGAGCCGGTAATCGAAGCTGCGAAGGAAGCGGCCGCGCCGGCAGAGAAAGAGCCGGTCGAGGCGGAGACGCAGGTGGCGGAGGAAAAGCCGGCTCCGTCCGCGCACGATATCGTCGAGCACACGACCGGCAAGGGCAAAGTCCTGCGCGGCGTCGTGCGCACGGATCTGACGCACGACCAGGCGAAGGCGATCGACGCGTACACGTTCAAAAAGGACGGCGGCTGGTTCATTCGCGAGAAGCATCTCGACGGCGCCACGCCGGCGGCCGCTCCGCGCGTCATGTTCACCAAGCCGGCTGAGAAGACTGATGAAGTGGCGCCGGCGCCCGTCGTCGACAAGTCGAAAGAGCAGGCGGCCAAGCTGCGCGCGGCTGGTGCGAAGTTGGCAGATCAGGCTAACGAGAATCTCGGCCGCGATCGCCTCGCCAATACCGCGCGCCGTGCACGCATGGCGGCCGGGGCGGAGGCGGATGCAAGCAAGCGGCTCGCGATCGCCGGCACGATGATCAATCTTGCGGACGCGATCGAGGCGGGCGAGGCGAAGCATCTGAAGGGCATCAGCACGCGCGCGGCTGTCGAATCGCTTGATGAGTCCGTGCGCAATGCAATGTATGCGACGGATCGTGACCTGTCCTATGTCGATCAGCAACGAGCCAAGGGCCGCGCGCCGACGCCGGACGATATCCGCAACGCGAAAATCTACCGGCCGTCGTGGGGCACTGGTGGCGCCGACAAGCCGCGTCTGATCGAGAAGCTGCAGGGCAAGCGCGGGGCCAAGCCGCTGATCGAACGCCTGCGCGCGTCGAGCGGCCCGGATGGCGCGATGGTCAAAGATCTTAAAAAATACCTTGATGAGAAAGACATTCGATCGGGTCTCGGCTGGTGGAATGACGAGCAGATCAAGAAGGTCGACCGCCTGGCGCGCATCGGTATCACGAATGATCACGAGTTGCGCCTCGCGCTCGCCGAATACCTGGTGTTCCGTGACGGCGTGAAAAAAGAGGATCCGATCAAGGCGGCTGAACGCGCGCTGGTCGGCAAAAAGGTCGGCATCGATTTCTTCCCGACTCCGAAGCCGCTCGCGGCCAAGATGGCGGAGATGGCGGGCGTCAAGCCGGGTATGTCTGTGCTCGAGCCGTCAGCCGGCAATGGGCACCTCGCGGACGCGGCGCGCGATGCGGGCGCAACGGTCGACGCGATCGAGATATCCGACACGCTGCGCAATGTGCTGAGCGCGAAGGGGCACAACATCGCGGCGCACGACTTCGACACGTTCGAGCCGGGCAAGCAGTACGACGCGGTGATCATGAATCCGCCGTTCTCCGATCGCAAGGACGCGGCGCATATCATGCGCGCATACGACATGCTCAAGCCGGGCGGCAAGCTGGTCGCGATCGCCGGCGAGGGTGTTTTCTTCGGATCCGATCAGCGCGCGACGGCGTTCCGTTCGTGGCTCGATGAGCACGGCGCCGACGTCGAGAAGCTGCCGGAAAACACGTTCAAGGGTTCGGATCTGCCGTCACAAACCGGCGCCAACGCGCGCTTGCTGGTGGTAACGAAACCGGCGGAGGCTGTGGCCGCGCCGGTCGAGCAAGGGCCGAAAGACGGCGATACGAAGACGGAGCACGGCGTCGAGTATGTGCTGCGCGACGGTCGTTGGCATCGTGCGAACGAGGAGGATGACAACTCGCGGAATGCATTCACTGTGCAGCGTGTGATAGACGACAAGCTGTCGCCTGTGAAATTCGAGCGCGGCGAGTCGGTCAAGGTGGCCGGCACTTTCCCGATGCGCGCCGGCAAGATCGATGGTATCTCGCACGACAAGCGCGAGGCCAAGGTCGACGGCGTCTGGTATGACTTCGGCTATATCTACAAGCAGGCTTACGACGAATACGCGGCGCCGCGTGCGGATATCGAGAAGGGTATTGCTACGCTTGAGGAGCGTCTCGACGCTGGCAACGGCATCGACGCAAGTCGGTTACTGGAGGATATCGAAAAGCAGGTCAATCACTTCAAGCTGATGCAATACGCATCTGCCGTCGATCGGTTGCGTCAAAAGATCGTCGAGGTTGATCGTCAGTTCCAGGATCGGTTGACGGCGGATCGCATGCGTAAGCAGGCGCAAGCTGCCGATGATGCACGGCGCGCTGCCGACGAAGCTGCGAAGGCACCTAAGAAGGTGATCCGGATGACGATGGACGAATGGAAAAAGGTCCATCGAGATTACAAGGGCAACTATCCGGACGGCCGTGTAGTGATGCATGGCGGCCAGATGGTTCCGGTTGAGATCGTAAAGGATCCGGCGAAGTCGTCGCACGGGAATCCGGTGGACGTGGCGCCCGCGCCGGCCGCCGAAGCTACGCAGGCCAATCCCGACGTCGAGCTCGCCGAAGACCGCGAGGATCTCGCCGACGAGCTGGCGCGCGATCCGCATAGCGAGAAAGCGAAGGATCTAGTCTCGAAGATCGCCGAACGCGTCGCGGCGCGCGAGGAGCCGGTCGAGGTCGACCGTCCGTCCAGTGAAAATTATCGCTATGCTGATACCGGGCACATTGGCGGATCCCGTAAGGAACGCGCGGCGCTCGAGGTGATCACGCGGGCCAAGAAAGAGGGCGCCCGGGTGTTCGCGACGGCGATCGACTGGGACGCGCTCGAGCAGAACCCGCGCGAGGCGAAAAGCCTGATCACGAAGTCGAACCTGTTCGGCACCGTCGATTGGGATGCGCTGCGCGCCGGCGGCATGGAGCCGGGCGCCGGGTTCCTCGTCGATCGCATCTATGCGGCTATCGGGCAAGAGCCCAGCGCTGACAATCCGAGCGCTCGCCAGGATTACGCGATCGGCCTGCAATCGTTACGCGATCGCCTCGAGGGATGCAAGACGCCGGCCGAAGTGACGGGCGTGCTCGACAATCTGCGAGAGGAGTTCGAGGGCGCCATTCTGACGGCTGAGGAGTCGGAGCAATACCAGGTGCACGGCAATGCATCGCTGGCGTTGGCGAATGAAAGCCGGGAGATCGATGCCGGCAACACTGCGCTCTATAACGAGATGCAGAAAACCCGCGTCGAGTTGTATCGCGCGCGGGAAGCGGTCGAGAATCGCAAGCGTCGCGGGTGGGCGCCAAAGCCGGAGTTGGACGAGAAGCTCGCCGATCTCGAGAAAGTCGATGCGGCCGCAACGAAACTTTGGGGCGACACGCTTCAGGGCAACAAACCGCGCCGTGACGAGATCGACGACGCGCGCAGCGAGCTCGGCCGCAAGCGCGAGGTGCTCAAGTTGATGGCGAAGGTCCGCAATCAGACCGAAAATCCGCTGCATCGCGCGTGGAACCTGATGGGCGATCGTTTCGTCGGCGTGATCAAGTACCGGTCGTACAAGGGCTCGGACGCGTTCGCCAATCACGTCGCGGCGGCGAAGGTCGGCAAAATCGGTTGGGACTGGATGGAGAAAGAGCAGAAGCGGGCGCCGCGCATCTCGAAAGAGTCGGCACGGTTCCAGCTCAAGGTCGCGGACTCGTTCGAGCGCGTCGGCGGCCGGTCCGTCGTGCCTGATTCGACGATGGCGCTCAAAGACATGTTCGGCCTGCGCGACGTCCAGTCGGGTAACTGGGTGCTGCGCGACGTGGCGTCGGCCAAGTTCCACACGGAGCATACGGCCGGCGCGTTCGCTGACCTGGCGGATCTGATGGGCGCCGACGATGCGCACGTGTCGCTCAATGGGCGCCTCGCTATGGCGTTCGGTGCGCGCGGCAATGGCGCGGCAGGAGGTGGGGCGGCCAAAGCCCACTACGAGCCGATCCAGCGCGTTATCAACCTTACCAAGATGGGCGGCGGCGGATCGCTGGCTCACGAATGGTTCCATGCGCTCGACAACATGGCGAAGGAAGCGGAGGGGATGGGCGCGGCCGGGCAAGACGACTTCATCACGGAGAATCCGCACCTTCTGCCGCCGGGCGAGCTGCGTGACGCAACGATCGCACTGCGTAGCGCGATGCTCGACGGGACGCACCAACACACGGAGCTGATCTCGTACACGGCATCGGATGTGAAAATGGCACAGCGCAACCTCAACGGCACGTATCCGAACGCGGTCGCGCGCTCGATCCGCGACGCCGGCACGGTGCACGACGCGTTCAAGGCGATCGACGCCGTCTATCCGGACGATAAGACGCTGACGAAGAAGCGCAAGAGCACGCGCGAGATCTGGCGCCTGATCGCGGCGGCGCACTTCGGCGGCAACCCGGAAGGCGGCGCCGTCGAGGTGAAGCAGGGCAAAGGCATGTCGTCGTTCGCGTTCGAGGCCAGCAAGCTCGACACGGGTTCGAAAGAGTACTGGCAACTTACGCACGAGATGGCCGCGCGCGCGTTTCAGTCCTGGGTCGAGGATCGTCTATCCGACAAGGGCCGCCGGAACGACTACCTTTCGTCGCTCGCCGATAATCGATTCCATGTCGATCCGCTGACGGGTGTGCAGTGGAAACCTTACCCGGAGGGTGACGAGCGGGTAAAGATCAATGCGGCATTTGATCGGTTCGTGGCGGCGGTGAAGAAGGCGGACACCCTCGCCAAGGCACTCGAGCTAGTCTGACCCCTCCCCCCCTGTCAAAGTGGGGGGGGGTACCCCCCCTAAAAGGCGCCTCCGGGCGTTTTTTTTACGCCTATGGTTACCATATGGTATCGGTGGTATCGGCTAAGTAATTGATTCTAAAGGCAAGATACCAAATTTACCAAGATACCATTCCTGCGGCAAGACATATACAGATATATATACACATATCCCCCCCTATACATCCCCCCCTCTCTATCTATATATCTATCTTAAAAAATAGGTATTTTAGTATCTAGGGGGCTGAAAGCCTTATCAGGCAAGGATTCCAGCCGATACCATGCATGGTATCGGCGTGGTATCTAGGTATCACTGCGCCGGGCCGGAAGTCGTGACCAGAAAATTATGGTCATGCGCAAAATTCTCCTCCTCAAAGCATCCATTCCCGCTGGCGCGAGATGGATCACGGTGCACTCGCACGGCGACGGCACGGGCCAGCCTATCCTGATCCAGCCGAATCCAGATGGAAGCTCGACGGTGATCGGCGGCGCTGGCGGCTCGATGAATCACCTGCGCCTGCGCGCGGTCAAGCACGAGTCGGAATACAAGGCCGAAGCGGCGGCGAAGAAGGCTGACGCGGCCAAGGCGCGCAAAGACAAGGTCAAGGCCGACAAGGAGGCCGGGATCCATGAGTCGAAGCAAAAGGCTCATGAGGCGATCCAGGTGCAGCGGAAGAAAGCGGAGAAGGAGTTCGTCGACACGGTCGCGAGCACGCTCGGCTGGGACAAGAAGGAAACGGAGTTCGATGCGGAGGCGCATAAGGATCTGTCTCCGGCGGCCCGCAAGAAGCTCGAGGCACAGCATCATCGCGAGATCCTGAAACGCGCGACTGACGCCGTTGGGCTACAGCGTGAACGGCTGGTGACGGATAGCGCGGCGCGCATGGACGCCGGCATCGGCGAGATTCCGGTGCACACGGATGATCCGGACACACTCACGGTTCAGGATTTGAACCCGGTGCCGCAGGTGTCCGACGGACTCGGCTACGCGAAGGATTACAAGGGCCGCGCCGAGAAAGCCGGTCTGACGGAAAAGGAACTGCGCACGGAGGTAGATCAGGCGCGCGCGGCGAAACTGTCGACGATGACGGATAGCCAGCGCGAGGCGGCGATCAAGCGCGGCGACACTGCGCGCATGGTGCGAGAGGAGCTCAAAAACATTCGCGAGCCGGTCGCGCCAGTGCCGGACGCAACCCTGACGAGCGCTCAAAAGGCGGTCGAGTTGCTGCGCGCGCAAAAGGCGCTCAAAAAGGTCCAGGAGCAGGCGAAGCAGGCAAAGGCGGAGATCGACAAGTCGACCGTCGAGCCCAAAGCCTACGTGCTCGAGTACACGGCAGATCCGGACGCTGACGAGAAAATCGCGAAGGATATCGAGCAGGACTTGCGCACGGCGCAAACCCTGACGTTCCTGTCCGAAGTCGGCAAGGTCGCCGGCGGCGATCCGTCCGAGACGCTCGGCAAGCATATCGGCGTGGGAGCGTACAACAGCGTGAATTCGCTGGCGCTGGCCGTGAGCGGATCCGCGTTGGTCGATCGCAGTGTCGTCGACGTGCTCGGCATCGCCGGCGCTGCGCAGGTGCTCGCGCGCCGGATCCACACCGACATGCCGGACGACGTCGAGCGGATTCAGGCGGGCGTGCAGGATTTCCACATGCACCACTACATGACGGCGAGCGCTGACGCGATGGGCCGCGCGCGCGATCTGATGAAGTCGGCGAAGGAGATCGAGCTCAGCGATGCGGCGAGCGGCGCGGACATGCAAACTGCGCAGGCGCTCAACGGCACGCGGCGCGAGGCGATCGGCGAGGCGCAAAAGATTCTCGGGCAGGCGCTCGGCGAGATGGAGGCGAACGCGGCGCTGTCGGTCGCGCTGAAGCAGGGCAAAAAGGACAAGCTCGAGGTGTCGCTCGGCAAGACTGGCGTCGAGGATGCGATCCGCCAGGCGCGCGCCATTGGCCTGCAGCGCGGCGATTACCAGATCGAGAATGTCGGCGGCGACACGTTCCTGACGGTGCACGGCGCCGGCATGGACCGGCTGGCAAAGCCGATCGATCGAGCGGACATCGAGCAGGTTAAGCGAAACCTCGACATCATCGCCGGCGGCCAGGACGAGGACGACTGGCTCCCGCTGGGCGTCGCAAACCGGCCGGATCTCGCGATGAACGTTCAGCCGGGCGTCGCGCCGCGCATTGCGGAACCGTTCGCGCCGGGCGAGGATCTCGAGCAATCGCTGCGTGACTACATCGGCGGCCGCACGGCTGACGGCGATGCGCCGGGCGATATCGTCGCGGACATCCAGTCGGGCGACTTCTTCCAGCAGGTCGGCGCGGCCAGCGCGGAGCAATACCGCACGGCGCTCGACGCGGTCGCGCCGCTCAAGGGCGAAGACGGCAACATGCGCCGCGCTGAGGAGCTGGGCGACTCGTTCGACAAGTATGCCGACGAGTTCGTCGAGGCGCGGCACGGCGCGACGCGATCGCCGATGAACCGGCAGAAGTTCACGGTCGACCAGAAGTCCGTCGAGGCGCTGCATCGCGCGCTGGCGGAGACGCCGGAGGGGACGGCGGCGTACAAGCAGATCGGCGATCTGACGAATCAGGATCAGGCCGCGCTGCGTGAGCACTTCTACAAGAACGTCGCCAAGGAAAGCCCGGAGGCCGGCGCGATGCGCCAGGATCTCGAGCGGCTGACGGCGAACGAGCCGGAGAAAGAGACGACCGATATGTTCGGCGACTCGACGGAGAATCCTGAGTGGACGGATTGGAAGTCGCAGCGCGACGAGCTCGCGGGCAAGATCAATGCGTCGTCGCTGACGTGGGGCAAGTACCTCGAGACGATGGGCGGCAATGCCAAGGCATACGAGGCCGTCCAGGATCTGATCAAGTCGAAGGTGTCGCGCTCGTTCGCGGAGGCGCACAACAAGTTGAATCCGGGCAACCCGCTCAAGATCGGCCGCGCAGTCGTGCGCAACAATCTGAATCATCTGGACGCGACGGACCATGCCGCGCGCGACGCGCGCCGCGCACGCGAGCGCGAGCTCACGGATAGTCTGCGCGAGCGCTCCGGCGGCCGGTATGCGTCGGGCAGTGTTTCCGACAAGCTCGACGCGGCGCGCGATCAGCGCGAGGCGTTCGAACAAAGCCAGATGGGATTCTTCGCGGGCGACGAGCCGGATATGTTCGGCGGCGCTGAGGAGCCGAAAGAGCGCGCGCTCGCCGGCGACGAGCGGCACACGATCGGGCACGAGGCGGAACGCCAGCTCGCCGGCATGATGGGAATCGTCGGAAAGAATTTCAAGCCCGGCAAGCCGACAAAGATGTGGAACGTGTCGATGAACGGCAAGTACGCGAATCAGCAGCGCGCGATCAAGATGCTGGCGGAGAACAAGCGCCTCGGCCTGGCATTCGGCGCCGGATCCGGCAAGACCAACGTCATGCTCGGCGGGTTCGCGCACCTGCACGGTCTCGGCAAGGTCAAGCGCAGCGTCATGCTGGTGCCCAGCGTCGTGCAAGGGCAGTTCAGCGGCGAGGCATTGCGCCTGCTCGAGCCCGGCAAATTCAAGTGGCATATCGAGCCGGGTGCGTCGCAGGAGTCGCGCATTGCGGCGTACAAGGATCCGGACACGCATATCTGCGTGATGACACACCAGTCATTCCGGGGCGACATGGTGCACCTCGGCGCCACGCACGCCGGCATCGATGAGAATGCGATGACGGAGCAGCTCGGCAAGATGACGCCGGACGATCGCCAGGCGTGGATCAAGGGCGTCATGGACAAGGAGGGGATCAACTTCGACGCGTCGTTCATCGACGAGGCGCATGACACGCTCAACCGCGCCGGCAAGGAGAATTCGACGTTGGCGAACGTGACGGACGCGCTGTCCGCGCACACGCCGTATTACACCTATGCGTCGGGCGAGTCGGGGTTTAAGAACGACACGTCGGAGGTGTATTCGATGCTGCAAAAGCTCGATCCTAAGCGCTATCAGGACCGGGCCGCGTTCATGCGCCGGTATGGCGCTGACACGATGGCATCGAAAGACGCCCTGAAACGCGAGATGGCGCGCTACACGTTTCCGGCACAGATCACGCCGGACGTCGAGGCGTCGCGCAAGCGCGAGACGGTCGATCTGACGCCGGCTCAGCGCACGGCTATGGACACGCTGTCGTCGAACCTGGCGGCCGCTCGTATCGCGCGCATGCGTGGCAAGGTGGACGTCGCGGCGATCAAGGCTATCTCTCCGTCGTCGTTCGAGGGCGTGCCGGAGGCGGATCACGAGAAAATCGCTGAGGCGTTGCAAAAAAGCATCGGCATCATGAAGTCGTCCGCGATGCAGCGAATCATTGATACGCATCCGGATAACGCCAAGGTGAACCGGATCGCGGATCTCGTGCAGGCGCGCGGCAACAAGCAGGGCGTCGTGTTTGCGCGGAATCGCGCAGCGGTCGAGGCTATCCGTGAGCGGCTGGAAAAGCAGGGTAAGCGCGTGGTGACGATCACGGGTAGCGATACCGCCAAGGAAAAGGATCGCAAGCGTTCGATGTTCAACCCTGAGAAGGGCGAAGCGCAAGCGGACATCCTGATCGCGTCGGACGCCGGCGCCGTCGGCATGAACCTGCAATCAGGCGAGTACCTGATCCAGCACGACATCCCGGCGACGGCGAAGACGCATGCGCAGCGTAATGCGCGGATCCATCGCCTCGGGCAAACCCGCAATGTCGAGCTGATCGACATGCAGGCAAACCATCCGGAGGAGACGCGGGCGCGCGATCGCCTCGAAAAGAAATACGGGATGCGGGATCTCATGAGCTCGTCGCTCGAGGGTCTCGACGACACGGGCGTCGCGTACTTCCTGAAGCAGCGGCAAGCGGCGCAACAATCTGACACACATGATCTTTTTTGATTATACTGTCCGCCATAACCTAGACCGCGCGGAGGAGCGCAATGAAACCGAATCCCGATAAAGTCCGTGGCGACTTGGGCGAGCTCGCCGCGATGGCGAATCAAACCGATGCGATGGAGCGGAAAATTCTGAAGATGGCGACGGATCGGCTCGAGGCCGTCGAGGCCCAGCTCGAACCCGCGCGCACGGCGGCGCTCGCCGGCGACGAGAAGGAGGTCGCGAAGTATCAGGATTTGATCAATGAGCGCGGCACGCTGCACCAGGTAATCGCCAAGGCAAAAGAGAACCTCGGGCAATCCTAACTAGCATCCTCTCCAATGAAAGGCACCTTCGGGTGCCTTTTTCTTTTTCCGACTTGCTTTTTTTCGATCAAGTGATGCGGTGGGTTGAAGTCGTGACACGAGAATTTATCTCATGGACGACACACAACTCCTCGCAGACATCCCCGATTTTCTAAAGATCGAGTCGATGTTCAAAGCAATCCCTGCCGAAGAAGGCGGAGATCGCTTCATCTATTTCGAGGCGAGCAATGAAAAGGTCGATCAGCAGAACGAACGGGTAATGGCTAAAGCGCTCGAGGATAGCGCTGACCACTACCTCAAGTTCGGCAACGTCGATCTGGATCACTACAGCCTGCTCGGCAAACCGAACCCGCGCACGGGTTACGTCGGACTCCCGAATCACGAGTTGTACGAGATCGGCCGCCCGACGCAGGTTCGGATCGAGGGGCGCCGCACGTTCGTCAAGTCGCAGCTCTATAGCGGCGATACGGATCTGGCTAAGAACGCAAATATGGTTTGGGACTCGATGACGAATCTCAATCCGCCGGCGCGCTGGTATCCGTCCGTTGGCGGCGCCGTGCTGGCAAAGAGCGTGCAGATCGATCCGGAGACGAAAAACAAGATTGGAGTCGTTGAAAAGGTCCGCTGGACGAACGTCGCGCTGAGTCGCACGCCCGTGAATCAGAACCTGCCGACGGCTCAGACGATCCCTTTCGACGCGCTGGCGAAGTGCTGGGGCGCGAGCGGACTGGATTTCGCGAAGGCGCTCGAGGCCGGCTACGGCACCGATAGCGCATCGCTCACTGGCGGCGCCGCACTCGGTAAGCAATCGCTCGACATGGGCAAGCCCGCCAACTATTTCGACTTCCGCGACAGGCTCGCCGGTGATATGCGCAGCGGGCTTCTAGCCAAGCCGAACGCGCGCGACATCGTCAAGCACTGCGCAAGACATTTCGGCCTCTCTCTCGACGAGGCGGCTGAATACACGGAGCGCTTTATGCGCGATTTGAAAGTAGGACTCAACAAACGGAGTAAGTCATGAGTCAGTTTGAACAGTTGCTCGGCGAGCTGCAGGCCGAGAACGAAGCATTGACCAAGGCTCTCCCGGCGGACGACAGCAAGGATGACAAAAAAATCCAAGCTGCCGCTGGTGAAGGCGGCGGCGAAGGTGATGGCGAGGGTGAAGGCGAAGGCGAAGAAGGCGAAGGCGAAGGCGAGGGCGAAGACGCAACGCCGTTCGGCAAGTCGCTGTCGCTGACGGACGCAGAAGGTAACGCGGTCGATGCAATCGACGGTACCGAGCTCGTCAAGTCCCTGATGGAAGACATCGGCGCGCTCAAGGGCAAAGTCGGTGAGCACGAAAGCACGATGGCTAAGGCGCTCGAATCGACGCTGGGCCTCGTGAAGACGCAGACCGCGCTGATCAAGTCGTTGACCGCACGTGTCGACGAGCTCGCCGGCAAGGGTCGCGGTCGCAAGACGGTGCTCGCCGTGAGTGAGAAGGTCGCCGCCGGCGCTGCTCCGCTCGCGAAGTCGCAAGCCGAAGAAGGTTTGACTGCGCAAGAGTTCCTGGCGAAGTCCGATGCGGCATTTAGCGCTGGCCGTATCACTGGTCTCGAATTCACGACCATCGACGTCTCCCTGCGTTCCAACGTCGCGATCGACACGGCGCTGGTTTCCAAAGTACTTGCCTAATTTCAGGCGCAACTCGAGGTAAATATGAGCAACATTTTGAACCAATTTTCCGGCGTTGCGCCCGGCGGAGCAGTTCCGTCGCTGGGTGGCTCGTCGGGTGGCTCGTTGAGCGCATTTGATGACCTGCAAAAGGCGCTTCAGGCGAGCAACTATCAGACCGACGTCGCAACCCTGACGGGCGGCGGTGCGTTGGGCGTGCAGTCGCTCGACACGGCGATGAAGTCGACCATTCAGGAAAACGAACACTTCACGCTGTTCAATCGCCTGGCTCGCACGAACGCGACGAACATCGTCGACGAATACACGCGTCAGAATAGCGTGGGCGGCTTCCTCGGTGGCTCGACCAACTCGCAGATGGGCACGGTCCGCGCTGCGCAGGGCGACTACTCGCGTGAAGTGGGTCTCGTCAAGTTCCTGATGTCGCTGCGTCAAGTCGGCTACGTGCTGAACATCGGCAAGAACATCGTCGAATCGACCGCAGTCGAGGAACGCAACGGCGCGCTTCAGCTCCTGACCGACGCTGAATACCTGCTGTTCCACGGCAACGCTGACGCATCGCCGACGCAGTTCGACGGCATTTTCGCGCAGATCGACAAGGAAATCGCGGCTGGCACGATGAGCGGCGACAACGTGATCGACATGCAAGGCGCAAAGCTCGACAGCGTGACGCCGTTCTCGCAGATCAACGTCGCCGTGAGCCGTTATGGTTCGTGGGGCCGTTCGACCGACGTGTTCCTGCCGGTCTCGCTGCAGAACGACTTGAACAGCGGCCTCGATCCGGCGTATCGCTGGATGCCGACGGGTAGCAACACTCCGCAGATCGGCGGACACGTTGAGGGCATCCGCCTGACCAACGGCGTGCTGCGCACGAACATGGACACGTTCCTGCACGACGAGAACAACCCCATGATCTCGCCGTTTGAAGTGAACTATCCGGCGATCGCTGCCGCCAACGTCGCGTTCAAGCCGGCCGCAATCGCCGTCAACCCGGCGCCGACGAGCGCGTCCTCGCAGTTCAGCTCGACGCGTGCCGGCAACTACTACTGGGCAGTCGCGGCGATCGGCGCGAACGGTGAAGGTATGACCCAGGCAGTGATCAGCACGCAGCAAGCAGTCGCGACTGGCGCCGCTCCGGTGATCACGATCACCCAGTCGGCATCGGGTCTGGAATCCGGCTACGCGATCTATCGCAGCCGTCAGAACGGTACGAACGGTATCGCCGATCTGCGCCTCGTGAAGATCGTCAAGAAGACCGGTGCGTCGACCACGTACACCGATCTGAACCGCGACATCCCGGGTACGTCGACCGTGCCGCTGCTGAACATGCAGCAATCGGCGGACGCGATCGGCTGGCGCCAGTTCCAGCCGATGACCAAGATCCCGCTGCCGTTCGGCGTGGGTGGCGTTCCGGTTATCTCGTGGTTCCAGTTCCTGTTCGGGTATCTGCGGATGACGAAGCCGAAGCATCACGGCTACATCAAGAACGTGCTCGCCAGCAATGCCGTGTGGCGGCCGTTCGCGAACGAGTAATCGTTCGTAGGTAGTAGGGCGGGCCGCGTATCGTGAGGTGCGCGGCCTTCTGAAAAAATTCTCGGAGGTGGTATGGCAAAGGTTATTTGGACGCTCGAAAACGGTTCTGAGCTGGTCAACGGCATCAAGTTCGTCTCGCACAAACTCGGCATGATCTCGGAGGAGATCGAGGACGATGTCGCTGCGGTACTTCTGACAATCAAGGGCTACGTGTTGCATGGCAAGAATGCGGCGAAGGACGCCGCTGCTGCTCAAGCTCCGCTGATCCCGGCCGAAGTCCCGGCCGCACCTGCTGCACCTGCTGCGCCCGCGCAGAAGCCTGCCGCTGATGCGACTGAGCCGACGGCATAACCCAAAAGGGTAATTCATGGCTCTGACTGAAAAAACCCTCGTTGCACGCTTGAACAAGCTCGCGCCGGCTGCTGCCGACGTGCAGCTCGGTTCGGTGCTCGAGGATCTGATCACGCAGCACAACGCACTGCTCGCAGCGCTGACGGCGGCGGCGCTCGCCGGCCTGAACCTGACGACTGTGAGTGCGGTCAAGACGCTGGCTGCGCGTCAGTAACCCGGCCGCTTTCTGCCACGAGGCCGTCGTCGGACTGATCCGCCGGCGGCCTTTTTCTTTGGAATAAACGTGACAACGATTCTCACTGGGATTGCAGCACAATTTCCCGTTACCGTCCAAGTCAACGGTGCGCCGGTGGCGATCGCCGACACTTCGACGGTGCAGGCCCAACTCGTCGCGATGGACGGCCATACGGCGCTGTGTCCGGCGACGACGTCTGCGGCTGCAGATCCGGGCGCGGACTGGTCGGCGGGCGTCGTCGTGGTGTCGTTCGACGCTGCGGCGATGGATGTCGTCCCGGTGGGCGACTGTATGCTGGTCGTCACGAGCTCGGCGCCGGCGCTCGCAAAGCGCTTCCTGATCCATGTCGAGTCGGCCGGTTCGGCAACGCGCTCGCAATTGTTCATCAAGGACATTGTGATCGAGGAGCTGCGCGCGGATAGCCTGTTCATGGCATCGGCCAACTTCTTCGCCGGCCAGGTGCTCTCGGATGACTACCTGTGGGGAAAGCTGCTCGCGGCTGAGTCGTCGATCGCGCATACGCTGCGCGTGCCGCTCGTGCCGACGCAGTTCTTTCCGTCCGATCCGACTGCCGACGATCTCGCGAGCCTTCCGCCCGGCATGCCGTGGGCGATCGATCCGCCTTACGACTATGGCCCGGCCTTCTTTGAGGGCGATTCGTGGGGCTACATCGCGACGCGTCAAAAGCCTGTCCAGTCGATCCAGATGATGAAGTTCGCCTATCCGGATCCGGCGGCGATGGTGTTCGAGATCCCGCAAGACTGGATCCGCCTCGATCAGCATTACGGCGTGATCCGCCTCGTACCGTCGACGTATGCCGTCGCCGTGCCGCTGTCGTCGTTCATTATGCAGGCGGTCGCGGCCGGTCGCACGATCCCGTTCATGCTGAACCTAAAGTACGTCGCCGGCATCGCGAACGCGCGCGCGGAGTATCCGGAGCTCATTGACGCAATCAAAAAGCTGGCGGTGCTCAAGTCGATCGAGGACGGGTTCCTGCCTCAGTCCGGCTCGATCAGCGCGGACGGTCTGTCGCAGTCGATGTCGGTCGACATGGACAAGTACCGCGACACAATCGACTACATCCTGAATGGTCCGAAGGGCTCGAATGGTGGGCTGATGACGGCGATTCACGGTATCCGCTCTACGGTGCTCGGATGAGACTGAACCCTGCAGCATTCAACGGCCATTTGGCTTTCATCGGCCAGCGCTACTCGTGGCGCAAGGCGTTCCATTGCCCGTGCGTGGATCCGTACTCCGGTGCGGCCACGCCCGGCTGTCCGCAATGCGGCGGAAAAGGGCGCCTGTGGGATCCGCCGGTGCAGGGCGTCGCGGGCGTCGCAAGCCAGAAGGTGCAACAAGCGTGGGCACAGTTCGGCATGTGGCAAGACGGCGACACGGTCCTGTCCATCCCGGAAAACACTCCGCTCTACGAGATGGGCCAGTTCGATCGCGTGACGATGCTGAATGCGACCGAAGACTTCTCGCTCGTGCTGGTGCGCGGCGCGCCGGTGGAGAAACTGTTCTTCAACGTGAACAGTATTTTTCGGGTGTTCTGGCTCGACGCAAATAAAAACGTCGTGCAGGGCGCGATTCCGACGGTCGCGGCTGATGGCTCGCTCTCGTGGACGTCCGGAGCTCCGCCTCTCGGCGTGCAGTACAGCGTGTCGGGAAAGCGCTATTCGGAGTATTTCTGTTTCGGTCAATTCCCGGGCATGCGCGGCGAGCACCAAGGCGCCCGCCTGCCGAAGCGCGTCGTCCTGCGCTCCTTCGATCTGTTCGGACGGGATATGACGTCGACTACTTGAACGACTGTGCGACCGCCTCGTTGATCACGCGCTCGGCGAGCGGTTGAATCTTCGCGGCGACGTTGCGGGCCAGGTTCAAGCCGGGGCGCGCCGGAATTATCCAGCCGGCGCTGCCTTCCATCATTACGCGGAACGTCATGAATTGACTGTAGCGCCCGCCTCCGGGCGTGGTGCCTGTCATTCGCACCATGCCGTTATAGCGCTTCTTCTGTGCGTCGGTGAGGCCCGCCATTCCGCTGGTGTCGAGCTTTCCTCCCCACTTGTAGATGTTTTTGTTGACGAGCATCGGACCGCGCGTCTTGATGTTCGAGGCGAACGGCGTCTGCTTCTTTAGGACTTGCGTCCCCCATTTCGGATGGATCGAGGTTAATTCCCCCGATGCGCGTTTCGACTGCGCGACGATCTTGCTCGCGCTGAGCGCGGATGCGGCGGTGTAGACGTCCTCCGGCATGCCTTGCGTGAGCGCGTCCTGTCCGGTGGTGTTCTGCCGAAACGGAATGATCATGAAGCGCCGGCCGTCCTTCGTGCGCCGCACCTTCGGCGACGTATTGAGCATCTGTTTCAGGTCGTACGGCGGGCGGCCCTGATCGATCTCCTCGGCGTTCTTGTAGTCGGACTTCACGACGGCGGAAAAGTCGCCGGTCATTTCCCAGGCGATCGACTTCGCATAGGCGTCTTTCTCGCCACTCCATAGGTGCGCGCGGTAGACGGACTCCATCCAGTTCGCTTGCGTCTGCTGTGCGATCGCGCGCACAGCCTGATTCACCAGTGGGAAAACCTGCCGGGTAATGATCGGCACGGCGTTCATCACTTGCGAGAGATCTACCGCGATTCGAAATTCAGCCATGCGAAACACCTCCTTTACTCGAGTGTAGTGTCACGTCTCGCGGGTGGTCGTGACAGCACACTACTCTCATGATTTCATTCGTCGTCCCTCTCCCGATCGGCAACGCGCTAAAGGTTTTCCTTGCGCCGCCTTCGGACGCCCTTAACTGGCGAATCCTGCGCAATGGCACGGGCGTGTTTCCTGGCGAAACAGATCCGGCGTCGTTCGTGGCATACGAGGGGACCGACAACTATCTCGTCGACGTGCAGTTCTTGCAGAACGGCATTCAGACGTACTACTGCGCATTCTATTGGAATGGCGCCACGTGGACGGCAAGCAATGTCGTCTCGGCGACTCCCAATGCGACGTATGTCGATTACAGCGTCGACTCCCTGTCTCTCATTCGCGATCGCATCGCAGCCGGACTCGCCGTCGAGGTGACGCGCGGCACGTTGAAGCCGTCGAGCGGTGCGATCCCGGTGCTGACTGCGCCGCCTCAGTACGAAGACACGCGCTGGCCGATGGTGAGCGTTCACCTGACGTCCGAGTCGCCTGCTGAGCGCGCGATCGGCGAGCAGTTCCTCGCCGACTCGTTCGACGAGACGGCGAATCAATGGACTGAGGCGGAGGGGTGGCTCGCAAACGTTCAGATCGCCGTTATCGGCTGGTCGATGAATCCGGACGAGCGGATCTCGCTGCGCAAAGCAATCCGCCGGATCGTGATCGGAAACCTGCCGGTGTTCGACGACAACGGCATTGTGCAGCCCGAATTTTCAATTCAGGACGTTGACGCGGTGAGCGGGGAATATCCGGCGCCGGTCTACCAGGCTGCGGGCACTTTCACGTGCATGGCGCCCGTCTTGGTTGGCGATCAAGTCGATCCGATCGTCGATGTTGATGTAACCGTTGTATATCCTAACTAAAGGAAATGAGTATGGATCAAGACGTAGCGATCGTCGGTGGCGGGGCTCCCGCTGTCACGGCGGTGCCGCTGGTAGCGCTTAACGAGTTTTGCACGCGGCTGTCGATGACCGATCGCCGCGTCGAGCTCATTAGCGCTTTCCACTTCACGGAAAGCCAGGCCGGGCGCCAGAAAGATGCCGAATCGAACTATCAGGCTCGATACACGGCTTTCCTCAACAAGCCTGTCGTTTAAGGAAAAAACATGCCCGTATTTTTCAACGGCCGCCTTTGGATTTCGCCCGCGACCATGTCGGCGGTCGACGATTCCGCGATGGCGAATCAAAACCTGTCGGTTGGCAACGTCGTTGCGCTGATTGGTCAATCGGTTGGTGGTCAACCGAATGTGCCCCTGACGTTCGGCGATCCGTCGACGGCTGCGGCTGTGCTGCAAAGTGGCGAGCTGCTGACGGCAGTTCAAAACGCGTTCGCTCCGTCGACCGAAGTTGGCGGCGCCGCGTCGGTGGTCGTGATCCGCGTGAACCCGGCACTTCAGTCGGCATTGACGCTGCTCGACGCTGCCAGCGCGCCGGCGATCAATCTGCTGTCCGCAGACTGGGGCGCATGGACGAACCAGATCAAGGTCAAGGTTCAGCCGGGTAGCGTGACGGGCCTGCAGGCAACTACGCAGTTCGGCACGAGCTTTTACACCCAGGACAACATCGCGCGCAATGCGTTCTCGATCCAGTACACGGGCGCGGCCGCAAGCGCAACGATGTCCATCACGGGCACGACCGTCGTTCTGCAAGCTGGCGGCTCGCCGGTGGCAACGATCGATCTGACGCAGATGAAGACGATCCAGCAACTCGTCGACGCAATCGACGTGGTGCCGGGCTTCCTCGCGACTGTGCTCGACGGCAACGGCCAGCAGGCGGCGTTGAATGGTCTGGACTACGTGACGAGCGTCGACGTCAAGACTGCGGTAGTCACGGCGGCGGCAAACCTGCAAGCGCTGGTCGACTGGTTCAACAGCACGGCACAAGGCTATGTCGTGGCGACGCGCGCGACGAACGCCGGCGCAATTCCGGCTGCGATCCCGTTCACGTTCCTGACGGGTGGCTCGGATGGCGTGACGACCAATGCGCAATGGTCGGCCGCGTTCACGGCGCTGCAATCGGCTGACGTGCAGTGGATCACGCCGATCACCTCGGATCCGTCGATTCACGCGATGACCGACGCGCACGTGCAGTTCATGAGCACGACCGGCCGCAAGGAGCGCCGCGCAATCTGCGGTACCGCGCTCGGCACGACCGATATCCAGGCGATCGCGGCCGCGAAGTCGATCAATAGCGATCGCACCTCGCTGACGCACCTCGGGTATTACGACTTCGACGCGACCGGCGCGCTCGTACTGTTCCCTCCGTACCTGATGGCGGCAATGATCGCCGGCGCGTTCTCGGGTGTGAACCCGGGCACTCCGCTGACGAACAAGAGCGTTTCGGTGCAGGGGCTCGAGCGGAACCTGATCAACCCGACCGATACGGATGCGCTGATCAAGGGCGGTGTGCTGTGCGTGGACAACGAATCGACGGGCTTCATGATCGTCAAGTCGATCAGCACGTGGCTCGTGAATGCGAACTACAACCGCGTCGAGCAGTCGGTCGGCGTGGCGCTCGACTTCACGGTGCGCAACGTCCGCAATGCGCTCGACGTGCTGCGCGGTGCAAAGGCAACGCCGCAAAACATGGCTCGCGCTGTGTCGATCGCGGATACGGCTTTGCGCGCACTGGCGGTTGCTGAACCGGTCGGCCCTGGCGTGCTCGTGGGCGATGCAAAAAACCCGGCGTTCAAGAACATTCAGGCAACCCTGGAGGGTGACGTGATTGGCGTCCAGTTCCAGTGCTCGCCGGTTCTGCCGATCAACTACATCCCCGTGTCCGTGTTCGCTGTGCCGTTCAGCGGCTCGGCGTCGGCATAAGGAGGCCCGATAAATGGCAACCAAAAACGTCAAAGCCCGGAGTGGTAACCGGATCGTGATCACGTACGACGGCAACGTGATCGGCGCAATGCGCAGCGTTCGCATGAACGACGATTATGCGCCGGAGCCGGTGAGCGGTATCGGCGACATTCACGTGATCGAGTACGTGCCGACAGTCGCGCGTCACACGCTCACGTGCCAGCAAGTCGTGCTGAAAAGCGGATCGATGCGCTCGGCCGGCATCACTGCGGAGAACGGCGACGCCGTCCTGCAGGGCCTGGTGTTCGACGTCGAAGTGTTCGACAAGGACGACGGCACGCTGCTGAAGAAGTACATGGGCGTGTCGTATGCGTCCGGCGACGTTGAAGTGAGCGCGAATGCGGTCGTGGTATCGAGCGGCCAGTTCAATGCACTCGACACCTCGGGCACGCAGATCTAAGAGCCGCGCAGTAAGTAAAAGGCCGCCCTAAACCGGCGGCCTTTTTTAAAATCCGGAGAGAGCATGTCAAACGCACCTGGTTCGAAACAATTTGTGGTCGACGTCGATGGCGTCGGAGTCTTCACGTTCGCGCGTCGCAACATGCGCACTGAGCTGGCGATCGCCGCTGAGTTCTCGCGGCTGAGCGAGGGTATCGCATCGCCGACTGCATTCCTCGAGACGGTCGGCGGCTGGATCGCGACGCTGAAGGTGCTGACGCTGAAAGCGCCGGACGGATGGGATCTCGACGAGCTCGATCCGCTGGACGACGCGAGTTACGCGCACCTGATGAACGTGCACGCTGCGCTCCGCGCTAAGGAGGACTCTTTTCGTCGAGTACCTGGAACGGGACTCGAAGATAAACGGGCGCGAAGCGGCGAAAACGATCGAGTTCTGGTTTCGCCGGAAATACAACCTTCCGCCGACTGATCCGCGCTACCTCGAGGCGACGATCGAGGATATGAGTGCTGACTACTGGGCGCACTTCTATTATGAAAACCCGGCGAAGGAAGAAGCTGAAGACGACGATTTCGATCTGGAAGCTGAATTGAGAGACGCTAACGCGATAGTCGCGCGTCCTGACCCTAACGATTGGGAAGAAATTTGATGGCAGGCGTAACGATTCCGATCAGTGCCGACTTTAATACCGGCGACATCGACAAGGTTCTGAGCCAGTTGACGCAGGAGATCAACCGGCTCGGCAACACTGTCGCGGGCGCGAATAAGGTCAAATTCAACCCGGTCGACAAGTCGACGATGGCGGACCTGCAGCGCGTGCAGGCGCAATTCGACAGCCTCCTCAAAATCTCGGGCGACTTCCGGAAGCGGATGAAGGATACCGGCCAAAACGGGACGGACTTCTTCAATATCGACTGGGCCAAGATGTATCCGGACCAGAATAGTCGTTCGCGTCAGATGCGAAAGGCGTACGACTACGTGACGGCCGGCACGGGCGCCGGGTTCACGGCGCATCCGGCGCCGGGCTTCGACGAGCGTATCGGCTGGGACGACATTGCTGGCAAACGCGAGTGGGAGCGGCGCCAGCGTGCCGGGGCGGGCGGTGGCGGTAACGGCGATGGGGGCAATGGAACGCCGGCTTCGTCGTGGGGTAGCGCTGGGCGCCGGATCCTTAGCTCGGGTCTCCGTGCGACTGGCGGCGCCGGCGGCGCTGCGGCGGGTGCGCTCGAGGGTGGCATGGCTGGGATCGGTGGCCCGATGATCCTGGCGAACCTCGTCGCGCAAGGGGTGAGTGCAGTCGTGGGCGCTGTGAAAGCAAAGATCGGCGCCGCGCAGCAGCTCGACGTCGGCTACGACACGCTCAAGCGCCAGCTCGGCGACGTCGGCGTGGGTTTCCGCGAGCTCAAGACGTCCCTCGAAAACGCGTCGTGGAGTTTCGGTGCGACCTATGAGGAGACGCAAAAAGTAGCGTCCGCTTTCTCGCAGGCCGCCGGCACGTTCGGCAAGGATGCGAAGACGCTCGCGAACGAGGTAGCGATCGCTGGCGGCTTTGCCCGCTCTTACGGCATCGATCCATCGCGCGCCGGTGCGTTCTTCGGCCAGATGCGTCAAACCGGCGTGACGACCGATGAAAACGGATCCAAGCGGCTCGCGCTGTTGATCGGCGAGACGGTTACAAAGTCGGGCGCATCCGCAAAGATGGATGAAGTGCTCGCGGCGATAGCGGGCTTCACGCAGCAACAGTCGCGCATGGGCATGGCGACTGCCAATGTCGGCGGCTACCTCAGTGAGTTTGCGACGCTTGCCAACACGGGCACGCCCGGCACTGACGCGCAGTCGATCGCAAACCTGCTCGGCACTGTGAGCGGCTCGATCCAGCGCGGCGGCAACGCGGGCGAGGCAGGAAAGAATTTCATGTTCGCGGCGCTGGGCCGGCGCAACGGACTGGACCCGATCATGACGACTGCTCTGCAGGAGCAGGGCATGTTCGGCACGGCGGAGGGGGCATTCGGCGAAAAGTCCGCTATGGCGCGCTTTGGCCGTGCGTATGGCGTGCGCATGCCGACGATGGGAGCTGGATCCGGGCAGACCAATTTCGCGTCTCTCATGGACAGCCTTCAGCGTCAGTACCGGAACAATCCGGAGCTCATGCTCTCGGCGATGTCGAACCTGTTCGGGACCAGCATCAATCAGTCGGCTGCGCTTGCGGCTGCACAGAAAGACAACCCGGCCAGCATCGGCGGATCCGTGTCGCGCCTCTCGCGCCTCGGTCTCGATATGTCGAAGGTGAATGCGACCGGGATCCAACGGCTGACCAGCATCGAGGCCGACAAGTCGCTGAGCAGTGAGGAGAAGGATCGCCAGTTCAGGGACGCCTATCAGAAGAATCAGGAGAAGACGGAGGGGACTGAAGTTCGGGACGGACTGTCGGGCGTGCAGAAGGTGATCACGGACATGGCGGACAAGATGGTCCCGCTGACGACGACGATCATGAATTCCGTGGTGTATATGGCCGGCGGCGGCACGAAGTCGCAACGCCAGATTGCGGACGCGAACAACAAGGCGGAGCGGAACGACGCCGTCGATCAGATCAACGCGGCGGCCGACGAGAAGCGCAAAGCGGCCCGCCAGGCTAAGCAGGAATTCAACGCCAAGGGCGCGGAGCTCTACAACAAGACGACCGACATGCGCCTGTCGCCGGCGGAGCGTGCGGCCGCACAGAAGGAATACGACCGGCTGAAAGCGGCGGCGGACACGTCGGGCGTCGACGCGGATCAGAAGGCCGCGACGGAGTATCAGGACGAGCGCCTCGCTGCGAAAAACAAGTACGGTTCGCCGGGCACGCAGAGTCTTAGGGATCAGCAATGGCTGAAGGACTACGAGGCACAGACGGACAAGATGATCGGCGCCGATCCCGGCACGTCGATGTCTCAGCTCTATCAGGAGAGTAAGTTTGATCCTGCAGCCACCAGCGATGCGGGTGCGATGGGACTTGCTCAGATCATGCCGGACACGCTCAAGTCGCTCGAGAAGCGGCTTGGTCGGAAGCTGAATCCGTATGATCCGCACGACGCTGTTCTTATGCAGCGCGAGGTGATGCGCGAGAACAAGGGGCATTTCGGGAACATCGCGGATTCGCTGAGCGGCTATAACAAGGGGTGGGATAAGAGTAAGTGGAACAACTCGGAGACGCGCGCCTACGCGCCGGCGATCATGGGGCGTGCGAGTGAGTTCGCGGGCAACCCGGTGCCGAGCGATGCAGACACAAAAGCGGCCGCTGCGGAGGCGGCCAGTGGCGGCGGCAATCCGGTGCAGGTGCATGTGGCGGTCGACAACCATCACACGTTCAGCATGCCGGGCGGCGCCGCGCCGAATGTTAACACGGTGTCGACGACGTACAGCGCACCTAAGCCGGCGGGCGCGCGCGGGTGAGTATGTCGTGACGGCATTCTGTCGTCATGAACATCTCCATCTACACGCCGGCGCTCACTCTGACGCTATACAAAACCATCGGCCGGCAAACGGTCGATGGTAAGACGCCTGTATCGCAGCGCGTGCTCGACACGAACCAGACGATCGACCTGACGCCGTTCATCGGCGAGTCGGGCAGTCTGCGCGTGACGAAGTCGGTTCGGTCGGCGGCCGGCGGATTTTCTCTCACGCTGCCGGACAAGCCATACGTTGTAAAGGGCTCTCGCGAATCGCTTTACGGACTGATCGAGCCGATGGATATGATCGAGATCCGTATGCGCCACAATCAGCGCAGCGCGACGGATCTGCTGCCGAAGCCTCCTATCCTGATGCGCGGGTTCGTGTCGGAGATCTCGCGCACGGAGTCGATGAGTCCAGACGGCAAGCCGCAGCGCACGATCACGGTCGCCGGGCAGGACTTCGGCAAGATCTGGCAAATGATGCAGATCAAGTATCTGCCAGGCTACGTGATCGGCGAAAACTACCTCTCGAGTTTCAAGCTGTTCGAGCGCTTCGGCGTTGGCTTTGATACGTCGATGACGGCTCCGACGTTCCTGTCGGAAGTGGTGAACAAAATCGTCAATCCGTTCCTGACGTCGCTGATGCCGGCGAACACATCGAACCCGACGGCGTTCAAGATCGATAACACGGTCGTGCATGGCGTCGTGGACGTGGGCGGTGCGCAAAACCAGCAGGGCACTATTTATTACCTACTCTCGTACTTTGGTGACGTGGGCGCGTTCAACGAGCTCTATACGGAGTCGCGCGAGGACGGCGAGTATGTCGTCTACCGGCCTACGCCGTTCAAGGACATCAATGGCGGCCTGATTCAGGAAGACGCGCCGGACGTCGAAACGATCGATGTGCTCGACAAGGATGTGATCAGTCTGAGCGTTTCGCGCAGTGACGCGGGCGTTTCGAACTATTACTGGGTGCGCGCGCCGCGATTCGAGCTCGTGAGCGATATCTATCGCCAGCAGTACGCGATCCAGGGCGCGACGGCGCAAACGGTCGATCTCGGCAACTACGTCAATTCCGCCGAACAGTTCTACGGTCTGCGGATGATGGAGTCCGAAACGCAGATGGGCGGCGACGACGTCACAACGATGAATAGCGGCTTGCCGGCGGATCAACAGGGGACGCGCGACACCAGCATGGCGAATTGGATCAACGATCGGCGTGCGATCCTGGTCGCGCAGAACAAGGACAATGTCCTGTTCGAAAGCGGCATGGCGCGGATTCGCGCGAACGAACTGATTCGGCCCGGCAAGTACGTGCGCATTGTGCGCGGTTCGTTCGAGTCGACGTTCTATGTTGTGAGTGTCGATACTGACTATGTACCGTATCAAGGTCTTTTCCAGACGCTTAAGCTCGAGCGCGGAAACGGCTTTGTGAAGCGTGTCACGGCGGGCGCCGGCGTGCAGAGTCCCTATAACGCTGAATTGTCGGGGCTTGCGAATGGGTAACAGCATCCGTTGGGGGCGGGTGGCGGCAGTCCATCCGGAAGACTATAGCGTCGATCTCGTAATGGTCGACAACGGTGAGCAGATGGTCGGTGTGCAGGTGCTTACGCCGCACGCGAGCACGAATACCGGGTCGGCGCAATTGCCGAATCCGGCTCTGCCGGCGAGCGGAAACAAGTGGGATCTGACGCAGCAAACGGACCGTGACGTGACGGCGGCCGTGCTCACGTTCGGCAATTCGAGCGTCGTGATCGGCTTCCGTTTTCCGCAGATCTGCCAGATGCTTTTCGCGGATCTCGATCGCGTCGTGAACCGCACTCCGAGCGATGTCTACACGACGACGGACGGCGCCGGGAATTTCGAGTTCGCGCATCCGAGTGGCACGTATTTCCGCGTCGGCACCTCGCCGGCACACGAGGATCTGACGGGGCGCGACTTCGATAAGCAGTGGGCGATCAAGAAAAACACGGGCGCGGCCGTGCACGCTCACCTGCAGGTTGCGAACGCCGGCGCGGTGGTGGCGACGTTCGATATCGATCCGTCCGGCAATGTGACGCTCACGCATAACGGCAATCTCTCGGTCAACACGACGGGCGCGGCGAACGTGACGGTCACGGGCGCGGCGACGATCAAATCGCCTAGCGTGACGATCGATTCGCCGATGACGCACGTCACGGGCGCGATGACGGTCGACGGTGCGCTGACGTTCAAGGGCGGTATGAATGGCTCGGGCGGATCCGGCGCGACGATGCAGCTCACGGGTAGCGTGAACGTGCTCGGCGGCGATGTCACGGTCGACGGCATTGGCGTCAAGTCGCATCACCATACCGCGCAGGGTGCCAACGCTCCGACAACGGACGCGCAGGCGTAATAAGGAGAGCGAATAGGCTCAGCGTCGTGACACTACGATGGTGTAATGAGCTTATCCGCTACTCCTCCCTCGTCCCAGAAGGCCGGCGACACGCCGATCAGTTTCCTTTTGTTCGATCTGAACGCCAGCGATGCGCCGACAGAGGTGAAGCTGTATGTGCGTCCGGAGGAGATGACGCGCACGGATCCATCGCGCACGACGGTTCAGCAAACACTCGGGGGCGCCTGGGGCGATGAGTTCGGGGCGGGCATAGCGACGATCAACATCTCGGGCAATACCGGATGGCGGTCCGACTCGTCGGCCAAGGACGGTATCCAGCGCCTTATCGATCTCAAGTCGACGGTGTTCGACCAGTGGCACGCGCGGCGCCTGGCGGCCTATCAGAGCGGCGGCAATCCGGATTTCGTCCAGCTCATGTACGTCGACGCGCTCGACCAGTTTACGAGCCAGGTTATTCCGGGGCAATTCGTGCTGCGGCGCTCGCGCTCGCGGCCGCTGCTCGCTCAGTATCAAATCCCGATGACGGTCATTAGTGACCAGCTCGGAGCCTACAGCACGCCGGCGTCGTCGATCGCATCCGAAGTGCTCGGCGCGCTCGGCCTGACATCGCTGATCGACTCGATCACCTCGATCACGACGTTCATGAACGGCATCTCGTCGTGGATCACGTCTAACATTCTCGCGCCGGTAAAGGCGTTCGTCGGCGCTGTGACGAAGGTCTGTAACGCGGTCATGGGCGCGGTGAATTCGGTGCTTGGCATCGGCAAGGCGCTCATGAGTGTGGCGACGACGCTCGTCCAGTGCGCGACGAAGGTCTTCCAGACGATCGCGGCGGTGATGAACCTGCCGGGCCAACTCATGGGTCAGATCATGGGGATCGCGAGCGCATTCACGAACATCGGCTGTCTGCTGAAAAACGCGCTGACTGGACAGAACACGTATCAGGACTATACGCCGCTGTTCGGCTCCTCAAATTGCTCGAGCACGGCGGGCGGTTCGCCGATCTCTGCCTTCGCGAACAAGAATGCATTCGAGTCGATCGCACCGATGAGCGCAGCGGCGCCGGGTCCGGTCGCGCTGACGGCGGGCGCGCAGGTGTCCCTGTCGGCACTGGCGCATATGGATCCTGTGCTTGCGCCATACACGCCCGCTCAGCTCGCGGCGATGGTCAAGGCGGCCAATGACGGCATGACGGTGAACGTATGACGACGCCATTCGATACCCCGCTGAACGGATTCACGTTCGTTCTGACGCAGCGCGGCGACACACTGCAAAAGGTCGCGGCGCGCGCGATGGGCGACGCGTCGAAGTGGACGCTGCTCATTTACCCGAACAACCTGGTTTATCCGTACCTCACGGATGATCCGAATCAGGCTGGGCCGGGCGTGCTTCTCACGGGCGCACAGATCCTCATTCCGGCGCCGACGGCGGTCGCGTCGACGACGGATCCAAGCCAGGTTTTCGGGACCGACATCGCGCTCACCAATGGACTGCTCGCCGCGAATTCGAATGGCGACTTCGCATCAGTGACGGGGCGCGCGAATCTGCGCCAAGCGCTGAAGAATCGCATCGAGACTCAGCAGGGCGATCTCATGTTTCACCCTCGCTATGGATCGCTCCTCAAGACGCTGATCGGCCGGGTTAGCACCTCGGCATCGCGACTGCTCGCCGCGTCGACCGCTAAGGGCGCTGTGCTGGCGGATCCGCGCATCGCGAGTGTCTCGCAGGCGGTCGCGACTGTGAACGGTGATGTGCTCGAGGTGAGCGTCGAGGCGATTCCTGTCGCCGGTCAATCAATCCAGGTAGTTGCAAGTTCGTAGGGATAAAAATGGCATTTCAGGTCAAGGACTTCGCGTCGATCGTCATCTCAATGATCAATTGGATGAAGGGGACGCAGTCGACGATTACGGACTTCAACGAGGGTGCGATCGGGCGGACAATCGTCGAGGCGCCGGCGATGGAGCTCGACGAGCTCTATCAGCAGATGCTCAACGGTCTGATCGAGGCGGTGCAAGTCGCGACCTACAACTCGTTCCAGTTCGCCGCTCTGCCGGCAAACGATGCGGGCGGCCTGGTGCGTGTCGTGATCACGAGCAGTCCGTCTCCGCAGGTGATCGCGGCCGGGACGACGTTTTCGTTTCCTGGTGGATCCGTTTCCTACACGTCGCAGTCCGACGTGACGATCCCGGCCGGTAGCACGTTCGGGGACGTCCTTGTCGCGGCCAACGTCGCGGGCTCGGTGGGTAATCTCGCATCGGTCGTTGCCTTCACGCCCGTGCCGGCGCCGAATGGCTTTGTATCGGCTGCAAACCTTTCGCCGTTTATCAATGGTCTCGACGCGGAGACGCCCGCAGCACGTCAGATCCGGTTCAATGCGTTTATTGCGTCCCTGCCGCGCGGCACGCCGCTCGCGATCCAGTACGGACTGACGACGACGCAGATTGTTGATGCGCTCGGCAACGTGACGGAGAAAGTCGTATCGGCTTCGGTGGTCGAACCATACGAGACGGACAACACTCAGCCGGTCGGCCTGGTGCAGTGCTACATCCACAACGGTGTAGGCAACACCTCGAGCGCACTGGTAACGCAGGCGCAAAAAGTCGTCTATGGCTATACCGACGCAAACGGCAACAAGGTGCCGGGATGGAAAGCGGCCGGCGTGCACGTGGACATTTTCGCCGCGACGGAGATCCCGCTCAACATCGCGGGCGCCATTACGCCGCTACCGGGCTTCGACCTGGCTACGCTCGACACTGCGGCGAATGCGGCGGCGGCGGCCTATATCGTCGGCATTGGTATCGGTCAACCGTTCCAGGTTGCGGATCTGATTGCAATTATCAAGTCGATCACGGGCGTGGACAATTTCGTGCCTGCCGACGTATCGGTGCCGGTGGCGCCGGTGCTCGGCCAGATCGTGAGCGGCTCGCTTGCCGCACAGACCTATTACGTACAGACGACGTACATCACGGCCGCCGGCGAGACGCTGCCGTCTTCGGTGCAGTCTCTCGCCGTGCTGGCGAACAACGTCCTCACGGTTGCGTCTCCGCCGGTGCTCGCGGGCGTGTCCGGATGGAATGTCTATGTCGGCACGACGCCGGCAAATCTGCAAAAGCAGAATTCCGCGCTGCTGGGTATCGGTAGCGGATATGTCGAGCCGGTGTCTGGACTTGTCGCTGGCGAAGTGCCGCCGGCGGTGTCGACCGCGCGCCTCGCGGACGTGACGACGTCGAAAACTCAAAAACTGATGCCCGGCACGGTGGCGATCGCCTGATGAAATTCACTAAAAAGCTGCTCGGATACCTGCACAAGGTATTCGACAAGGATCCGCATGAGTTCCTCGCCATTCGCCTGAAGTACGACGGCGGCATGACATGGGCGATCGCGGACGGGTTCCTGAGTACGACGGTCACGGGCGGGTCGGGCCAAAACCTGACGATCGATCTCTCGCAATACACGGTCGGTCAACTCGTCGTGTTCCTGTCGATGCAGGACGGCTATTCAGTCGTGTATGCGGACACGTCGCAATTGTCGACGCTGAAGGCGCTCGTCCTGATGGACGGTTCGAACGACATCAACACGTCGAACGGCGATCACCTGTACGGCTACACGAACGTGCTGTGGTCGTACATGGATTCGCAGTCGAACGAGCTCGAGCAGGCGCAAACGCAGATCGGCGAGATGCTCAAGCAGATGAGCACGACTACGGCGTCCAACGAGTGGCTCGACTTGCTGGGCTCCTACTATGGCGTGCCGCGCTTGCCGGGCGAGCTGGATGCGAGCTACGGGCCGCGCATCATCGCCGAAGTGCTGCGGCCACGCGGAAACAACGTCGCGATCGAGCTGGCGATCCAGGCATATACCGGCCAGGTCTCGACCGTGACAGACGTGACTCTGTACGGGCCGACGTTTCCGCTTTACAACGGCGTTATCACGCGCGACGGCTCGCACACATATAGCGCCTCGGCCAAGCCTCTGTACGGTCTGTTTGACGTCACATATGCCTATGACCTGATCAACGGCGGTGACGTCGCGGCGTTCACGCAGATCGTGAAGGATCTGGTCAACAAGCTGCGCGACGCGGGCACTCAGATGCGCTCTCTGTCGCTGACGGGCTCGGCGCTGACCGACGCGCTGACGCCGCCGACGGATGCATTCACGCTGCTGCAAGCCAGCATGGCATTCGCTGACACGCTCACGGCGCCGACGGACGCGCTCGCCGGCGCGGCGGCGCTCGCGCCTTTCGCCGATACGCTGACGGCTCCCTCGGATGACGAGTCGATCACGATCGTCTACGACTACCGCTACAACGGAGTTCGACGGTACGACGGTTCGATATTCAGAGTGGGCGGAACTACTGTCGTGGAGTCCTTGTAATTCGGTCGTGACAGCACACTCCATTAATAGAATGGAGGCGTGGATGAACCTTTCCCTACGGGATGATTTTGAGCGTAAGCCGCGCGGCGACTTCTACCTGGAAGTTCGCCGCGCCGGCAAGCTCATCGAAGTATTCGAAGAAAAGAACCTGGTCGTAATCGGCTCGCAACAGGCGCACGCCAGGCTGCTCGGCGGCGACGTGACGGGGCAGAGCGTTACGCAGATCGGGTTCGGCACGAGCGCGGTTGCACCTGTGTTCAGCAACTCGGTGCTCACCAGCGCGTATATCAAGGCTGTAGACGGCCACTCCTATCCGCAGACGAACCAAGTCCAGTATGCGTTCTCGCTCGGCACTGGCGAGGCGAACGGAAAGGCTATTTCTGAATTCGGACTGCTTACTGCCAGTGGCGCGCTGTATGCGCGGAAAACGCGGACGGCGCCGCTCAACAAAGACACGGACCTGACGTTCTCGGGTACGTGGACGATTTCGTTCTAAGGACTGAGGGATGGCGAATCAACCTGAACTGCCAGTATATGACGCGGGGATTTACCAGCTCGAGATTATCGATCCGGTAGACGGCGGCGTCGGTGCGGTGTCGAATAAACCGCTGCTTAGCCTGGCGAATCGTACCGCGTATCTGAAGCAACACGTCGACGCTCTCGAGGCTGGGACGTTCATTCCGCCGACGGTGGCGCCGCTCGACTCGCCGAGTTTCACGGGCACGCCGACGCTGCAATCGTCACCGGCGATCGGCGACAATTCGACGAATGTCCCGACGACTGCGTTCGTGCAAGGCACGGTCAATGGGATCACGACCAAGAGCGTCGCCGGCGGCGCAAACGTGACGCTCACGGCGATCGAGGCCGGGCGAGGCACCCTGAAGTTCACGGGCGCGCTCACGGCGAACATTTCCGTTATCGTGCCGGCGCCGACTGGTCAGTGGACGGTTTGGAACGCCACGACTGGCGCGTTCACGCTGACGATCAAGACGGCGGCCGGATCCGGCGTCGCTGTCACACAGGGCAAGTCCGTCGAGGTGTTCTCGGACGGGACTAACGTGCAGTTGCAGACTAATGACTTCGTCAACGTCGCGCTGACCGGAACGCCTACGACGCCGACGCCGACGGCAGGCGACAACTCGACCAAGGTCTCAAACACCGCATTCGTCACGGCTGCAGTTAATGCCATTACGAGTGGCTTTGCAGCGTTAAACGGAAGCGCATCACAGGTCTTTGCGGTCGCCCCTGCTACTGCAAGCAATCAGGCCGTTCAGTTTGGGCAACTTACTGGCGTTGTTGGTTTAGTGCGCAATCTTTCGATGCGCCTGACTTCGGCGGGTTCTGCGATTGTTGTTGCGGCGGCCGAAGTTCAAGTTGAATCCATATTGATTGGCGGCCTGAAAGCGACGATCGCCGGGCTAAACGTCACTTTCGACGGCACCCATACTGGCGCAAACGGGATGGATACGGGTAGCCTTCCCGTATCTGGATTTGTCGGTATTTATGCCATTTATAACCCGACAACTTCGACCGAAGCGGTGTTGGGCGTAAATGCATCATCGCTGCTGAATGAAACGTACACGGGCGCCAATATGCCGTCCGGTTACACAATGAGCGCGTTGCTGACGGTACTTCCCACGAATGCGTCCGGGCTGATTGTGCCTTGCACGGTGACGGATCGCTCAGTTGACATCGTCGGCGTCACCGCTATGTCGACGAATACCGTCGCGGCGACGCCGACGATGGTGAACAATTTGGCCGTGCCGCTGAATGCCAAGAGTTTTTCTGGCTCGATTACTGCGGCCAACTCTGCCGCAGGCACAGTTACTTTGACGGTTTATTCGAGCATAGCCGGCACTGGCGCGCAAGATGTTGGTATCGCCACCACTGGCGCCGCTTCAAACAAGGTGCTGATTACCCGAATGAAACTCAGCACGTCGCAGCGCATGTTCTACAGTTCGACCGTCAACACCGGGACGCCCACATACACGGTTGTTGTCAACTCTTACGAGATTTAAGAATGGAAAAAATCTGGTTGCAGTTTTCAGACGGGGCGCTTACGCAGGTCTGCGGCTGGTCGTGGTGGGAACAATCTACCGATACCTGGCCGCATCAGGAGCAAGTACCCCTTTCCGATAGCCGGTATGTGTCGTATTACGCCGCAATGATTCCGGAGGTTCAGGCGCTATCTCCTGCTCCTCCTGCCCCGCTGTAATCGCCAACTTGCACACTATCTAGAACCTTCGTAAGGGGGCAGTGGCACATCCTTCAGGTAATGCGTCACGCCCTCGACGCTCCAATTCGGCCGCTTCACGTCATAGAGATATTCGCGAAGTGTCGCTACGGCCATTTTTCCTCGCACCAAGCATACATAGTCATCGTATGCGGTCGGTGGATTCTCATTCGCATCAATCCATTCCATTTTTCCCTCTGTATCCCTGTGGCGGAGATCGCATTTTGCCACAGGAGCGGAAAACAGTCAGAACTGCACCTGGTAGTCGTGACGACATCATCTGACCATGTCCTCGGCATAGGCGGATCGAATGGCTCGGTATTTCTGGAATCTTCTCCTCATCCTCGACCAAGCGGCAAACGCTGTCGCCGGTCCTCTCCTGAATCTCCTCCTTTGCCCCGATCCCTCGGCGCGCTTTGGCGATCCGCGCGAACGGCTGTCGTCTGTCTTCGGAAAAAACGTGAAGCTCGGCAAGTGCGCGGGCTGTCGCCTCATGTGCGTCGTCCTGAACTGGCTCAACACGAATCACTGCACCAACAGCATTCAACCGACTGAGGGCAGCGAGGCTGATTAAGCGGTGTCGTGACACGAGAATCGGTTCATGACGGCTTGTTTTGAATGGGGAAGGAAATGGATTGGACGACGGTAGCAGTGACGGCGTGCGGGCTGCTATTGGCAGGTATAGGCACAGTGCTCTGGTTCTTGTATCTCGATGTTCGCAAGAAAGCGGATGAGGGCAATAGGGCGGCGGAGAAGGCGGCTAAAGATGCAGACCAGAAAAGCGATGCAATCTCGCGCGAGCTCTCGGACTACAAGCTCTACGTGGCTGAGCACTACGTGACTCAAGGCGCGCTCACGCAGGCGATTGAAGGGCTGAATCAGGCGATCAAAAGTCTCACGGAAGGCATCCGCGATATGAATCGTGACTTCTCTAACAAGCTCGATAGTCTGCATCGCCGTCTTGATGGGAAGGCCGATAAGCCATGAACCTGACTGCTCCTCTCATCCAGGTAGTATGCGGCGCGTCCGCGTCGAATGCAGCGCTCTGGCTCGTCCCGCTGCAAGCTGCTTGCGATCGCTTCGAGATCAATACGCCTCTGCGCGTCGCTGCGTTCCTCGCTGAGATTGGCGTCGAAAGCGCCGGCCTGAATGCTCACGTTGAAAATCTGAACTACGGCGCGCAGGGTCTCGCCAACACCTGGGATCGTTACTCGGTAACTGGCAAGCGCGGCGGCGCTCCGAACGCGCTGGCGCTGCGCCTGAATCGCAATCCGCAGGCGATCGCGAACAACTGCTACGCGGACCGAAACGGAAACGGTCCGGAGTCGAGCGGCGACGGCTGGGCGTTCCGTGGGCGCGGCCCGATACAGATCACGGGGCGCGCCAATTACGCGGCATGTGCGGCCGCGATCGGCATGGACCTGGTCTCGCATCCGGAGCTGCTCGAGCAACCGCAGGCGGGTGCGCTGTCGGCCGCGTGGTTCTGGTCCGTGAATCACCTGAACAAGTTCGCCGATGCCGGCCAGATCACGGCTATCAGCAAGGCGATCAACCTGGGCAATCCGAATTCGCCGGCGACGCCTATCGGCCAAGCCGATCGCCTCGCGGCTTATGCGCGGGCTCAAAAAACCTTGGGAGTGTGACGTGCTGGCACAGATCAAAAAGCTGATTCATGACTGTCTGACGGAAAACGACGGGACGAGTTTCTGCCCGTTCCGATGCGGCGGCGCCGCGCTGTCGGTGACGGGTATTCCGGCATTCATCGGCAATTCCGTATGGGCGGCGTTTCATGGTCACTGGGATCCGATGGCGTTCGGTACCGGGTTCGCGGCGATGTTCGGCGGTATGGCGATGCTCGCCGGTGGCGTGGCATTCAAGGCGCGTACGGACGATTTGAGGGGCAATCATGAGTGATGTCGTGGCAGATGTGGCAAAGGTCGCCGGCGGAGGCTCCTTCCTTCCGTGGGCGCTGCTGGGCGTAGTGCTCGCGATCGGCGCGGCCGGCGCATTCGGCTATTACGAAGGTGATAGCACGCGCGGCGCGCGCGACGCGGCGACGTATGCGGCCGCACAGAAAAAGGCGGATGACGCCTGGCAAGGAAAGATCGACGTCGCCAATTCGCGCGGTAACAAGCTGGCGGCGGATCTCGAGCTCGAGAAAGCAAACGTCAAGACGGTCACGGTGACGGTTGTGAAGGAAATCCCGAAAGTGACTACCGTTTATAAGGAGACTGCCGGTGCGCCGTCTATCGCTATTCCTGATGCTATTTACACTTGGGGTTTTGTCCGGCTGTGGGACGACGCCCTCGATCCTACCGTCAAACATGACGTGTCCGGCGCCGCCGGCGTCCCTGCTGGTTCGGCCGCCGAAGCCGATCTTGTTAGGTCAACCGTTTCAACTCAAGACGTCCTCGGCAACTCCGTCCAAAACTCAGGGCAGTATGCTGATTGCCGCAACCAACTCAACGCGCTGATCGACTGGCACGTGCAGAACCCGACTGAGCAGGCGCAAAAAAGCCCGCAATAAGCGGGCTGGTCTGGATCTGAACGGGGCGCTTAGGCGCCTCGTATCTTTTTGCGGAGTGCATCTCGATCGGTGCAGTCGACGCACATGCATCGGCCCATTGCGCGGCGAAGCTCCGGGAGCTCGATCTCACACTCCTCACACTCCGCCGGGCCGTACTTCTCGTCGCCCGGTGCATAGACTGGCGCTGGCGGCCGCACACGGTTATTTCGAGCCCACTCTTGCGCCTCAACAACCTGCGCCAAATCTTCTACTGACATTCCCTTACCCTCTTAATCGTTCTGTTCATGCCGGTAGACTTGCTGTCCCTGGCGCTGTTGCTTGGCGATCGCCAGGCGTTGTTCATTGCGGGCGCGCAGTTCGATCAGGCTATCTGCGGTACCGATTAGGATCATGTGATGGACGGCGCCGGACGTGTTCGCGAGGCGCTGCGCGTGATGGTTATTTTGCTGTCCCGACTTCATGGTGTCCTCCTCGTTTTTGAGTAAGCGAATCTTACTCAAAAATGAGTAATAGGTCTAGCCTGAGATGAAAAAAAACCCGGTCGGAACCGGGCTCGTTTTCAGGCTGCGACTTGCTGCGGCGGCCGCTTGAAATTGGCCGATATGACGTTGCCGACAATGTTGACTGATCGGGCGTCGTCGCCGGCGAATCCGTGCAGGTAGCGCGCCGTCGTGGCGATCTGGCGATGGCCCAGCATGGTCGCGACTTGCTTCTGCGTGAGGCCCGCCATATGCGCCAGTGATCCGGCTGTGTGGCGGAGGTCGTGCGGCCGCAGATCGGCGGGGAGCTGTGCGCGCGCCTTGATCCGCGTGAACATGCCGTGCGGGTGCTTCAGGTGCTCGAGGTCGTTGCGGCCCGGGATCAGCCACTCGCCGGCCGGGATCGAGTCGATGATCTCCATCGCGGCGGCGGAAAGGGCGATGCGGCGCTGTCCGACTTTGCTGTCCGGAAGCAGGAGGAGGCTGCGGCTGCGATCGACCCAGGACTGGCGCGCGCTCATGATCTCGTTCAGGCGGCATCCGGTGATGAGGAGCAGGCGCACGAGGTCGGCCATTGATTGCGGGATCTCGTCCTTTGCCGCCATGTCGTTGAGCGTTTCATTGAGGCGGCCGATCTGCTCGTGCGTGAGGATGGTCTCGCGCTCTCGGATCTTGAATTTCTTCACCTGGCGGCATGGGTTTGCGGTGGTGCGCCACTCCCACAATTCGGCGAGGTTGAATGCTTTGCTGAGCAGGGCGACGCACGCGTTTGCGGTCGCGGGCTTGACTGCGAGACTGCCGTGCATCGCGAGGATGTCGGCGCGCGTGACGGCGTCGACGCGCTTCTTGCCAAGCGCCGGGATCACGTGCAGGCGCCAAAGCATTTCGTCGTTCGTAATGCTGCCGGACTTCTTGAACGGCGCGGCGTGCTCGCGCATGTAACGCGCGCGCAGCTCGTCGACGGTGGGCGCGTTCTTCAGCGCGTGCTTTTCAGCGGCTGGATCCTTTCCCTCGGCGACGGCGGAGAACGTCTTGCGTGCGAGCTCGCGCGCCTTGTCGGCGGTGACGTCGCTGCAGCGGGCGATCGTCGTCTTGCGCTGCGTGCCGGTGGCGGTGCGGTAACGCGTCACGAACGTCTTGCGGCCGCTCGGCTGGACTCGCATGCCGAATCCTGGCAATTCGCTGCACCAGATCCAGACGTCTTTGTCGGTGGTTTGGGTGTCTTCAACGATTTTTTTTGTGAGTTTCGGCATGTTGGTCTCTTTCGCGTGAAACCTTGTAAAAGACGCCCGGGGGATCCGGGCGCCTCGTGGTCTAGCTATGCTGCGTGCCGATTAGAAAACGTCGGCGGGTGCTGCTGCTGCGGGTGCTGCGGCTGCTGCTTGCTCTGCGGGTGCTTCTGCTGCCGCCGGTGCTTCTTCCTTCGGTTGCTCTTGCGCTGCCTGCGGCGCCTCGGCCTTCGGTTCTTCTGCTGCGGGCGCGGCGGCGGCTGCCTTCGGTGCGCGCGCTGCCTTCGGTGCGGCCTTCGTCGCCTCGGCCAGTGCTCCCTTGGCTTGTGCCGTGAGTTCGGATGCGGCTGCGTCCGTCGTGCCGGCGGCGCTATCGCCGAAGAAATCCGATGCCGGGGTGCCTTCGCGCAGCGCGTTGTACACGCCGGTGAGGTCGATGAGCTGGTCGACCAGGACGGCGTCGAGCTTCGTTTTGAGGTATGCCTCGAGGTGAGCCGGTGTAACGCCGTATGCGGCAAACGCCTGCGTCATCTTGCGCACGCGCACGGCGAGCGGCTCGGTGTTGTCGCCGGCGAGCGTCTTGCGGCATTCGTCCTGCGCGGCTTCGATCAGCCACTTCGGCAACAATGCGAGGATCCGGCCGCGTGCCTGCTTGCTGGCGACGTTCGCAATCTTGTTGTCGACGTCCTTCTGGTCGCGCAGTTTGCGCGGGCCGTCCTTGGTGTCGAGCACGTGCAGGACGGTGATCTGACGGATCGAGCGGTTGTTCTTCTCCTTGTCCCAGGCGTACACCTCGATTTCGCTCTTGCCGAACGAGTCGGGCGTCGCATCGATGCGCGACAGTTCGCGGTGGCCGAATTCGAAGTTGCCGTAAATGCGCGCGATCTCCTCGGCGAGGCGGATCGACGGGCCGGTCACTTTCTGTCCGCCTTGCGGTACCGAATAGAACGCCACTTTGGCGAGTGCCTGGAGCTTGCAGGCATCCATCATTTCGGCATACGCCGCGTTCAGGTCGCGGGGGAACATCTTGGCAAGCTGCATCTGCCCGCGTGCTTCGGCGATCGCGCGTTCCGATTCGATCGAGACGGCGCCGACGTTGCCGCCGGTGGCGGTTTGCATCATGCGTTGGAACGGGTTGCTCTGCTCGGCACGTTGAATTTCTGACGACATTTTTACTCCGGGGTTGAAATCGGACTTGATTATATTTGATCAAGTCCGTTTGTGTTGGAAATTTGTTTGGATCAGGATTGCGAAGTGATGGCGAATGCGTCGTCGGTCACTTTGGTGACGAACATTTGCAGTCCACTATCGATCGCGCGGTCGCGGAATGCCTCGTATGCGCCGGTGTCGAGCAGTTCGATTCCGTCGACACATAAGACTCCAAGCGAGCCGGCGCGGAGCATCGCGACTTCGACAGCGATGTCCACCTGCTGTGCCGTGTTGAGGCGGTCGAGCGGCACGCCGTTGCGGTAGATCTCGCCGTCTTTCACCTCGACGCCCGGGATCGGCAGGTTTGCCAGCAGATCCGACTTGTATTGCGCCATGCCCTCGAGCGCGGCCGTGTGCCCGGCGGTTTCCTCCTGCAGCTCGCCGAGTTCCGTCGAAAGGATTTCGATCGTATCTAGCGTTTGCGCGCGGCGTGCGTGCAGGTCGCGGTTCTCGCGGATCATGGCGAGGTGCTGCGCGACTGGCGCGCGCTCGTCGGCGAATCGCTGTGTCGAGCGCTCGCGCTGTGTGGCGGCGGCGGCCTCGGTTGCGTTCAGTGCGTCTTTGATCTTGTCCGCTTCAGCCTGTGCATCTGCCTTCAACTTGTCAATCTGCGTCTGCAGGTCGGCGCGCAGGGTGTCGATCTTCTTCTGCGTTTCCTCGCGGATCCCGACGAGTTTCGTTGAGATGCGGTCCATCTCGGCCTGCTTGGCGGTGTCGATCTCGGTGAGTTTCGCCGCGAGCGCATCCTCGTTGCCGTCGAGGCCGGCGGGCGCTGCCGGGATCGCCTGGCGGAGTTGGTTGATCGTCGCCTCTTTCTCTTTGATCGCGCGGTTCGAGCCGGTGCGCAAGTCGTACACCTGCTTGGCGATCGCCTCGATCACGTGCAGCGCGTGCAGGCCCGGCTGTGCGCTCACCTCGATTCCGGAGAGTTCGCTGAGTTTCGCGATGTCGAGCTCGATCGGCATTGCCTCGAGCAGCACGCGAACGCGGTCCTTCTTCGCCGCGCGGAGAAAGTCAACGGGATTGACCGAAAGCATGTCTGTAAGCGCTTGGATAGCTTCCTGCGGGCGCGGCACTTTCTTGCCGTCGCGCGTCACGTCGGTCGTGCTGGTGTTCGGCCCGACGCGGCGCTTGATGCTGGTGCCGTCGTCGAGCACGAAAACGACTTCACCCTTGTCCGAGCCGTTGCGCAGAAGGGTCGCATCGTGGCCGCCTTTGATCGTGGCCTTGATCGCCTCGAGCACGGACGTCTTGCCGCTGCCGTTGCGGCCGGAGATCTCGGTGAAGCCAGCCGGAGAGAATTCCAGGTGGTCAATACCCAATATTGAGGAAATTTTTACGTGTTCGATCTTCATTTTTCTGTATGTCCTGTATTAGAAGTGGGGCTCTAGCGCTTCATCCAGCCGGGGAATTCGAGGGGTTGGGCTTCATAGCCGTAGTCGGGCCAGTGATTCTCTTTTTTAGCTAAGACAATGCGGTTAAAATCGCGCCGGGCGCATTCGTGCGCGCGGATGATGTCGGCCGGACGGGCGTAGTAAATGCCTATGGCAAACGGCGCAACCTTCTCGACGACGAGCCAAACCCAGTGCTTCGGGACTTCGCCGTAGAGTTGGCGGAGGACGTCGAAGTACCAGGCGGGTGCGATGTCGTACCGGAAATTCGCCGCGTCCTTGGCGAATCCGCGCGGGCTCGCGTCCCTTGCAGTCTTCACGTCGAGCGAGATGGCGCCGCCGTCCTGCAGGAAATCGAATCGGCACTTGATCAGTTCGCCGGTTTCCTGGTCGACGACATAAAAGGATTGTTCAGTTTTGCCATTTTTGAGCAGTCCGGGGGCAACCGGATGGCGATAAACGGCGTCGCGGATGTCGAGACACGTTTTGTAGTCCTCGGGATGCAGGATTTGCTTACCCGGGTTCTCCTCGACGAAGTTGGCGAACATCTGTTTGCCGTCCTTCGTGCGCATGTTGAACGAGGGGGACTCGACATATTCGGACGTGAACAGGTCGGGTTCGAGGATCGCGGAGTGCGTCGCACTGCCGATCACAAGGGCGTCTGTAGTTTCCGCCGGCGGCCGGTTCGGGTTCACGTACTGCTGCCAGTAATGGAGCATTGATTGCTCTGCTACGACGTCCAGGTGCGACTTTGAAATGCCCGGGCCGGCGTGGTAGTCGTCGTTTGAGATATCGACATGGCCGATGAGGCGCGCCGGGTCAATGGGGGGGCGGGTTCGCATCTGGTAACTTCCTCAAAAATAGTTAAGTCGCGGCGGGATTCTGCTCTATTTTTGAGTAAGTTGCAACAGGGTCAAATGTTTTGTTCGTTACCAAACGTAATATAGGGACGGAGCTATTGCGGCGCGCAAGATGTCGTGGCAATCTTACGCCACTTACTCATTTTTGATACAATCGTTTCGATAACATAAAAGGAAGAAAGCAATGTCTAGCAAGTCTTTTGGTGAGGTTTTCCGGGAACGCGTCGCAAAGATTGAAGAAGACGCGCGAAAGGTGGGGCTCAACTTCACTTCGATCTGTGAGATCGGCGGCATATCGCGCGCCACGCCGGACCGTTGGCGTAAGGGCGAAGTGCCGAAGACAATCCAGCTCGTCGACCAGATGGAGCAGATCATCGCGGATCGAAAGGCTGAGATCGCGGCCGCACGCAACGCACGGAAGCTAGCCAACGACGAATAGTCGTGACTGCAGCATTAGAATTCCATTAACCGGGGCGCAGACCCTTCCTTTTATCTCTGTGCCTTCATTTTTATATCTATGACGAGCATTGCACTTCGGGACTACCAACAGTCCGCTGTCGACGAGGTCCGTGCGGAATTCCGTGCTGGCCAGCATCCAGTCCTTTTCGTGCTGCCCGCTGGCGGCGGCAAGACATACACCTTCAGCTACATCGCATCCAGCGCTGCCGCGCGCGGCACTCCTGTCTGCATCATCGTCCATCGTAAGGAGCTCCTCCTGCAGGCGTCCGCGTCGCTGCGTTCGCTTGGGATCAAGCACGGGATGATTTCGCCGCACTTCACGCCGGATGCGACGCAGTTGATCCAGGTCGCCAGTATCGACACGCTCCTGATCCGTCTCAAAAAAACCCCGATGAAATTCGGCTTGGTCATTTTTGATGAGGCGCATCACGTCATCGCGGATAACAAGTGGGGGCGTGCATTCAACATGCTCGGACGTCCGCCTATGCTGGGCGTCACGGCGACGCCGGTGCGCACCGATGGCAAGGGGCTAGGCGAGCATGCCGGCGGCGTCTTCAAGTCGATGGTGCTCGGGCCGTCCAAGCCGGAGCTGATCGAGCGCAAGAATCTGATCGCGTCGACGGTCTATTCGTCGTTCGATCAACCGGATCTGCAGGGGGTCGGCAAAAACAAGGACGGCGAATACAACGCGGCGGAGGTCGCGGATCGTGTCGACAAACCGCACATCACTGGCTCGGCCGTCGCGCACTACACCGAGATCTGCCCGGGCGCGCGCGCGATCGTGTTCTGTGCCAGCGTCAAGCACGCGCAGCACGTCGCCGACGAGTTCAACGCGGCGGGCTATCGGTTCGCGCTTCTCGTTGGCGAGCCGCATATGACTGATGCAGAGCGCACGGCGGTGAACAAGCGCCTGAAGTCCGGCGATCTCCAGGGCGCGTGCACGGTGGATCTGGTGTCCGAAGGGTATGACTTGCCGGCGCTGCAGTGCTGCATCATGCTCCGGCCGACAGCGTCGGAATCGCTGTTCCTGCAGCAGGTTGGCCGCGTCGAGCGTCCGGAGGATGGCAAGACTGAGGCGTGGCTACTCGATCACGTCGGCAACGTCGGCCGCATGGTCGACGGGGAATTCAAGCGTAAGCACGGCATGCCGAACGAGGATCGCGAGTGGACGCTCGACGGCCGCAAGAAGGGCAAGGGCAAGGCGAAGGAGGAGGAGGAAACCGTTCCCGTCAAGCAGTGCCCGAAGTGCTTCCACGTGCACGAGCCGGCGCCGGTCTGCCCGGTCTGCAAGTTCGAGTATCCGATCATCGGCCCGCGCGTGCTCGAGCAGGTCGAGGGCAAGCTCGGAAAGATCACGCCGGAGATGGCGGCCGCGCTGAGCAAAAAGAATCGTGAGGATCAGGGGCGCGCGCAGTCCGTCGACGAGATGGTCGAGAAACTCGGGTATTCGCGGGGCCGCGCCGAAAAGATCGTCAAGGCACGCGAGGAAAAGGCGTCGATGATCGCCAGTCTCGAGATGGGTCTCGACGCGTGGCGCGCGCGGTCCGGCAAGACGGTCCTTGCTGAGTTCGGCAAGCCGTTCCATGCAGTCAAGTCGATGAAGCCGAAGGAGATGAAGGAGTGGCGCGAAAAGCTGCTGGATCTCGTCGAGAAAGAACAGATCGCATACGACGTTTTCAACTCGCCGGCTGAGGCTGAGTATGCGAAGTTCAAAGAATTCATGCAGCGCACGCTGGCGCCTGTCGCCGAAGAAAAACCGGCGCTCGTTTGAGCGTCCACAGTCAATAGAAGGGAAACACCATGTTGAACAAGCTGCAAATCATTGGTCGCCTCGGCGCGGATCCTGAAAAGCGTCACCTGCCGTCGGGCGATGCCGTGACTAACATCAAGGTCGCGACGTCGGAAAGGTGGAAAGACAAAGAATCTGGCGAGATGAAAGAGGAGACTACCTGGCACAGCGTCGCGTTCTTTGGCCGGCTGGCTGAGGTCGCCGCTGAGTATCTCGTCAAGGGATCGCTGGTGTACGTCGAGGGCTCGATCAAAACTCGCAAGTACACAGACAATCAGGGCGTCGAAAAGTATGTGACTGAGGTGAAGGGGTCGGAGATGAAGATGCTCGGCGCAAAACCGGACGGTTCGGGCGGCGGTCGTGACACGAATAATTCGTCCACTCGCCAGCAACGCCCCGCACCAGCCGCATCGAATCGGACTGCCGCACCTGAAAAGGATGACGACGTCCCGTTCTGACGGTCTGATCTCGGGGCGTGTTCGTCAACCCTCACGCCTCGAGAGACTATGCAGACCATCGCGAATCATCAGCACGGAATCGGCGACGTCAACGCCGAAACGAAGGGCGCCGGCGCCCGATACAACGCCGGCAAAATCCCACTTGAACTGATCCCTCTGCGGACCATTGCACAGCATAGCGAGCACGTACGCGGCCGCGCGCGGTACGGCGCGGAGATCGATGCTCTGTACGCGCTGGCGGCCTTCCAGGAGGGCGGAACTGAGGCCGACTTGCTCGAGGCGATCGCCGCGATCGGCCCGGCATGGGGCGAGTGCGCTGCGGTCTTCGACTACGGCCGGAAAAAATACGCCGAATGGAACTGGGCCAAAGGGATGCAGTGGAGCGTGCCGATCGCGTGCGCCGCGCGTCATGTTCTGTTCGGCATGATGGCCGGCGAGCCGAACGACGGCGAGTCGCATCTGCCGCACCGTGGGCACTTCCTTTGCAATATCGTCATGCTGCTCACGTTCGTGCGCACCTATCTGGAGGGCGACGATCGTCCGTCGAAGTGGCTCGCGCCGGCGCCGGATGCGGCGATGGAGCATCACGCCGCGCTCGAGCTCGACGCGCGCCTGATCGCTGAATCGAACGCGGCGGCCGCATGAAAGAGTCCAACGTACTGCGCAGCGCGTGGCTCGCCGTCTCGTCGCTCGGAACGACACTGTTCCGCGTCAACACGGGCAAGGCATGGCTGTCGAGCGGCGGCAAACCGCAACGCCTGGTAGACGGATCCGTGCTGGTGCCGAACGCGCGGCCGGTCGCGCTGGGCCTGGCGGATCCGAAGGGCGATCCGATCGAGGGCACGAGCGATACACTCGGATGGACTCGCTTGATCATTACTGAGGAGATGGTCGGATGCGAGGTCGCGGTCTTCACGGCAATCGAGATGAAGGAGTCCGGCGGCGGCAACAAGCGCAAGGGCCAGATAAATTTCACGCAGGTCGTCAAAAATGCCGGTGGAATCGCTGGTTTCGCGAATTCAGCAGAGGCCGCGCGTAAGATCGTCGCCGACTACCGGCCGCAAAAGCCGGCGCGTCAAAACCTCCTGTGACTTAATCAAAAAAGAGTATCGGCGGGCGCGCGTTGGCGTACAATTGCGCCCTAGGTTTTGAGTTACGGGGGTTGAGTGGTGGTGCATGAAACGCAGGCAATCGAGGAATTCGTCGATGCGATGTTCAATCAGGACATCCGCGTCGATCCGGCGGATATTGTCGCCGATGGAAAGCTGCACCGAATTCATGCGGATGGCGACGGCAAGAATGTAAAAGACGCCTGGTACGTCCTGCACGTCGACGACCGCCCGGCCGGCAAGTACGGCCACAACGGCAAGTATGGGCATGACGCGTCGTTCTCGTGGGCGATGAAGGTCGACCGTCCTCAGATGACGGCGGAGGAAAAGCGCGCTTATCGCGAAAAGATGGAAGCGGACCGCGCGCGGCGCGAGGCGGAGACGGCAGAACGGCACGCGAAGGCCGCCGCGCTGGCGAATCGCATTTGGGACGCGGCGGCGCCGATCGAGGGCGACGATCATCCGTACCTGAAGCGCAAGGGCATTCAGTCGTATGGTCTGCGCGTCGGCACGTGGGAAAAGGTCGATCAGGATACGGGCGAGGTGTCGCTCATCTCGAATAATGCGCTGCTGATTCCGATCTGGTCGCGCAAGGTCATTCACTCGCTGCAGGCAATCCTGCCGGACAGCAAGAAGCTCGGCCGCGACAAGGACTATCTGAGCGGCGCGAACAAGCACGGGCATTACTTCTCGTTCGGCAAACCCCTCGAGCACGAGGGCAAGTCAGTCATTCTGATCTGTGAAGGCTACGCGACCGGCGCGACGCTGCACGAGGCAACCGGGCACGCCGTAATCGTCGCATTCGATGCGCCGAACCTGCTTCCGGTGGCAGAGTTCATGCGCGGCGCATTTCCTGACGCGACGATTATCGTGTGCGCGGACAACGATCAGTGGACACTCAAGCCGGTCGAGAATCCCGGTCTGACGCGTGCGCGCGAGGTGCGCGAGGCGGTCGGCGCGCTGATCGCGCTGCCGGCGTTCGACGCGGCGCTGGGTGTCGCCAATCCTGATGGCAAGATTCGCGGGCCGAACGACTTTAACGACTTGATGACGCTCGGGGGTGCCGATGCGGTGCGCAGCGCGATCGCTGACACGCTGAATCCGCCGGCGCCGGTGGTCGAGCCGGTCGAGGTGCGCGAGCCCGTCAACGCGGCCGACGTTCCGCCGTGGGAAGACATGCCGGGCGCGGATGTGCTCGACGCTCCGGACTACTTGCCGGGAATGCTGCCCGTTGATTCGAATCCGCCGGCGAGCTCGCACGTCGACGACGAGGTCGACATGCCGACGGACAATCGTTATTTCCGCTGCCTCGGCTACAAGGAAGACAAATATTTCTTCTTCCACAACGAATCGAAGCAGGTCAAGGAGCGCAACGAGCGCGAGCTGACCGAAAAGTTCATGCTCGGCATTGCGCCGCTGATGTGGTGGGAAACCCATTTCAATAACGGCAAGCAGGGCGGGATCAACGGCAAAGCGGCGCTGAATTTCATGATGCGCGCATGCTATGCCGAAGGTGTCTACGACAATAGCCGCCGGCGCGGACGCGGCGCATGGCTCGACGAGGGCCGCGTCGTGTTCCATCACGGCGGCCGGCTGACGGTCGACGGCGCATCTGTGGAGCTGGAAGACATCAAGTCGCGTTTCGCTTACGGGATCGATATCGCGATGCCGGAGCCGTCGGCGGATCCGCTGAGCGATGAGGACGGCGTCAAGCTGTTCCAACTCGCCACGCAATTCCGTTGGACGATGCCGGGTTCTGCCGCGCTGCTCGCCGGGTTTGCGATGCTAGCGCCGATCTGTGGCGCGCTGCGCTGGCGCCCGCACATTTGGTTGACTGGTGGCGCCGGCTGCGGCAAGAGCAGTATCTTGAACGAGTACGTTTTCCCGTTGATGAATGGCTCGTCGCTGTTCGCTCAGGGTAATAGCTCGGAGGCGGGTGTGCGCCAGTGGCTCAAGAACGACGCGCGTCCGGTGCTGTTCGACGAGTCTGAATCGAATGAGGAGGGCGACATCCGCCGGATCCAGAACGTGCTGTCTCTGATCCGCCAGGCGTCGACGGAATCTGAAGCGCGCACGCTCAAGGGCACGGCCGGCGGTGAGGCCATGTCGTTCCATATCCGCTCAATGTTCTGCCTGGCGTCGATCCAGGTCGCGATCAAGCATCAAGCCGACGTCGAGCGTCTGACGGTCATGTCTCTGCGTCCGAAGCGCGAGGATGATAACGCGGCCGACGGCTGGAAAAAGCTCAAGGACGATCTGTATGTGACGATCAAGAGCGACGAGACGATCGCCGCGCGCCTCATGCGCCGTGCGCTCAACATGCTGCCAGTGATCCAGAAAAATATCGAGGTGTTCGCATCGGTGGCGGCCAAGCGTTTCGGATCGCAACGCGAGGGCGATCAGTACGGCACGCTGCTGGCCGGCTGCTGGTCGCTGATGTGCAGCGATGAGGCGACGCCGGAGCAGGCTGACGAGATGATCGAGGGTTTCGACTGGTCGGAGCATCGCGAGAACAACGAGACGGACGAGGCGCAAGGTGCGCTCGGCACGCTCATGTCCGCGCTGATCCAACACCAGGGCGCACGCTACTCGGTCGGCGAGCTCGTCAAGGCTTCGGCCGGCCCGGAGGTCGGCGTAGTCACGAAAAGCGATGCCGACGCGCTGCTCGGTCGTCACGGCATGAAGGTACGTGAGACGGTGCTGCTGATCGCGAACAAGTCCGAACAGTTGCGCTCGCTGGTGTCCGGCACACCGTTCGAGGCGGATCTGCGCGGCGCGCTGCTGCGTATCAAGGGCGCCACGCGCAACGAGCACAAACCCGCGAAGTTCGCCGGCATTCAGGCGAAGTGCATCACGATTCCGCTCGGGCCGATCCTGGCGGACGACTCGGAAACGGAAGGGCAATTCTAAAAATGGAACGCTCGCAAAACAACGCGGCGCCGCAAGGCGCTGAGGACTCCTCAAAACTGACGTACGGATCTGTATGCAGCGGCATCGAGGCCGCGACAGTCGCTTGGGAGGATCTCGGCTGGCGAGCGGCGTGGTTCGCTGAGATCGAGAAATTCCCGTCGACGGTGCTCAAGCAGCGCTGGCCAGACGTCGAGAATGTCGGCGACATGACAGCGATCGCGGCGGCAATCATTTCCGGTTCCCTGCCTGCACCCGATGTTCTGGTAGGCGGCACGCCGTGCCAGGCGTTCAGTATTGCAGGCCTGCGCGGCGGCCTATCCGATCAGCGCGGTCAACTCACACTTTCATTTGTCCAGCTCGCCAATGCAATCGACACAGCCCGATCTTTTCGAGGAAAGCCTCCCGCAGTCATCGTTTGGGAAAACGTCCCAGGAGTCCTGTCCACCGACGACAACGCCTTTGGATGCTTTTTGGGAGCGCTGGCCGGAGAAGATTGCCCGCTCAAGCCGGCAGGGAAAAGATGGTCGAACGCTGGTTATGTGCTTGGACCCCAAAGAGCAATCGCGTGGCGGGTCTTGGATGCCCAATATTTCGGAGTGGCCCAACGACGCCGTCGTGTGTTCGTTATCGCAAGTGCTCGAGACGGATTCGATCCCGCCGCAGTACTTTTTGAGTCCGAAGGCGTGCGCCGGGATTCTCCGCCGCGCCGAGAAGCGCAAGAAGACGTTGCCGGAACCATTACGTCAAGCCTTGGCCGCCGTCGCGGGCAACCTGATTGCGGAAGTACTCCCGGGCTCCTTCAGCCTGTCGGATACGGCGGAGGGAACACGTCCGGAAGCATCGACGTCGCCGCCTGCCTCACGGCGAAAGGCCAACGCATTGATTTTGAGGTGGAGACGTTTGCGCTGCAAGCGATCGCGTTTGATGCGCGACAAGATCCGGTGAGCAGCACGGAAGTGTTTGGCGCGCTGGGATGCTCGAGCCCGCAGGCGCAGGCGGTTTGCGTGTTTGATCCAAACCAGATAACGAGTGCGACTAATCGCAGCCGCCCCGGTCCGGATCTGTGCCACACGCTACCGGCGAAAGCTGAGCCACCAGTGTTGGCATTTCAGGTCAGTCAGTCTGGGGTGCGGCTTTCAGACGTACATGCAACGCTAGATGCAAACAATGGGCCACGGCGCCACAACGGCGCGTTGGTCGGAATGCGCGTGCGCAGACTCATGCCGGTTGAGTGCGAGCGCCTGCAGGGCTTCAGGGATGGCCACACAGATGTCTTGGTGCGCGGCAAGCCGGCGAAAGATGGTCCGCGCTACAAGGCGATTGGTAACTCAATGGCGGTGCCCGGCATGAAATGGCTCGGGCGGCGCATCGACGCGGAGATTGGAAAATGATTGGTCCTTGCGTGAAAACGACCGTGCGCTGCACTCTGGTAACCGCGAGCGGCGATCGCATCGTCGGCGAAAACTGGTGCCACAATCCGCAGGCCGTCTGCCCGCGCGCGGGTCTGCCGACGGGCGTAGGTTACGATTTGTGCGTCTCGGTGTGCCAGCAGGAGGGGCATGCTGAGAGAGTCGCGCTCAAGCTGGCCGGCGAGTTGGCGCGCGGCGCGCACGCGTATGTCGAGGGGCACACGTACGCGTGCCAGCATTGCCAGGAGTCGCTGTTCGGTGCGGGCGTCGCGGCGCTGACGATCGGTGCGCCGCCGGCGGTATCGCAGTGACAGCGCAAATATCGGTTCCGGCCGGTTTCCGCGAGGCGTTCGATCTCTACTGCGAGCGCTCGCGGATGACGGAATGGGAAAAGGGCGCGCTGCGCGACAAGGTGCGCGCAGACTTTGCGGAGTGGGGTCCAGTGATCTCGCGCACGGCGGCTATCTATCGGTTTGTCGATGATTGCTGGCGCTCGACGGTGCGGTATGTGGATTTTCCGCCGGTGCGGTATGCGGAGGGCTTTCTAGCCGGGCTCGGCTGGTTTCCGGCGGATCCGGAGATGTTCGAGCGGTGCGGCCAGTTGTTGATCTTCGGGATCTGCATGGATGTCGCGGCCGATCATGCTGCTGAAGCGGCCGCGATCGAGAAAGCTGCTTAGGCTGCTATCAAGTCTTTTCGGCGCCCTTTGTGGTTGGGCGCCGTCAATGCCTGTTCGAGCGGCATGCCTGATCGTTTCAACCGGTTGCGCAATGTGCCGGTGTTTATCCCGTATTCTCTTGCCCAATCGTTGATGTGCTGCGTCCGGCCGAATGCCTCGAGCGGTTGCGTGCCATTCTTGGCGCAATGAATTTCCGTCATTAGGCGTCGCGTTTCTTCGGTCCGCTTCATTCCTTTCGTCTTAGCAACGCGTTTGGCGATCGTCTCTGGAGAAATTACTCTGCCGGTTAGCGACTGCGCAATGCGCCGGCGCGCGTCGTCCGTGAACGTTCGCCCCTTCTGTGCCTCGCTCATTTTCCTGCGCGACTCTGCGCTGTATTTCACGCCTAGATTGCTGCCAGCCGCTGGCGACTTGTTGTAGCCGAATTCCGGATCGGCTGAGCGGTGCGCATCGATGTGATACTGCTCGCGCTGCGTGATCTCGGCGAGGTCGACGTCATCGTCGACGATCTCAAACACGAAACTGTGCTCGCCTCGGGCGTTCCATGCTCGCTGCAGGTGGGTGTTCGTGTGCCGATCGGATCGCAACTCCCACAAGTGGCGATACATGCGCTTTTTGACGTTGACGGCCTGGCCGACGTACACCTTCCCGTCGACCAGGTTCCGGATCCGATAGATCGCGCCCACTATCAGATCTCGCCGTCTTTCCGCTGGTAGAAGCGGCCTCCTATCATGGTGAAGTCGCGCACGTCGATGTATTCGAATTGTGTCTGCTTCGTGTGCGTGTCGACGTGTGCGAGCAGAAACCCGGTGCCCCATTTCTCGCCGGCGCAATACGTCGCGGCTTGACGGTGGCCGGCGCCGAGCTGGTGCCATTCGAACGCGCCGAATTGCGGCGAGTAGCTAGACCAGGAAACGTGCCGGTGGTGATGGCCGTTGAACCCTGGGTATGCCATTGCGCGGCCTTCAGGGAAGTGGTGCGCCAGAAGGCAGTCATACATGATGTGGTGGTTCTTCTTCAGCTCGCGCTTGATGTCTGCCGACGTGAACGTCGACAAGTCGCATCGCGAGATGAAATTCACCTCGAATTGATCGAGTCCGAGCAACTTCGATACCGTGAACCCGTGCAGATCCGACAGCACGACTTTGAGCGCGGGCGTAGCTTCGCTGAGGTGAATCAGGAGGCGCTCCTCATGGTTGCCGGCGATGTAGACTATCTCCGACTCGGGAGATGTCGTGCGCAGATCACCAAGGAATTCATGGAGCCATTTGATTCGGCCCAGCACGTCCCAGTCGCGCGGATCCTGCGAGTAGCGCGAAAATTCTGGCAGGTCCAGGGCGTCTCCATTAATTACGATCTTCTCCGGCTGCACGCGCTTGGCGGTGTCCATGAAGCATCGGCGCCAGAATGGGTCGCACTCGATGTCGTGAATGTCGGATCCGACGAGCACGGTTTGAAACCGCTTTGAGCTGGGGCGGAGGTATGCGTCCTCGAATTGGCGCTTCTCGACGTTGATCTCGCGCTGCTTGTCCTTGCTCGCGTGCTTTGCGATGTGGCGCTCGAGGCCGTGTGCATGGCGTGAGAGAATCAGCGCTGCCTGACGCTTAAACTCGAGGAACGACCCGAAGTGCTTTGACCACGTAGCCTCTGAAATATCCGAGTGCACACGAAAATAGTTACGCGTGACCGATCGCGATTCGTCGAGCATCGCGACGCGGCGCAGCTCGTTGATGCAATCCTCGCCAGACCAGTCGGCGCGGTACTTGCGCTGATCTTCTGACAGTGGAATAAGGCGCTTCGGGTTCGCGGGGTCGCGATATGCGCCGGGTGGTGCAGGCTCGAGCTCGTGTGCCGGCTGCTCGCCGATCCGCTCTTTGAGTTTGCGAATCCGTTTGAGTACGTTCGAGTGATCGAGTCCGAGCTCTTTTGCGGTCGCATACGCGTTGAATTGGTGCTTGCGCGCGGTGCGCTCAAACTGGTCTTGAGGTACTTTGGTAGCCATTGCATAGCCTGTGTGTTGTACACGGGCTATGCTGTAGTCACGACTCAATCCTTCAGCGTCTTAGTGCGGATCTTCTGGCCGGAGTGCGACGTCGGATTGTCCGGCGGCAAAATGATGAAGTCGTCGGGGACCATCCAGTCGCGGCCTATGCGCTCGGCGCCGGGGATCCGGTCCTGCTGGATGAGGCGCTGAATTCGACGTTTGCTTACGCCGTGGCGCTTTGCTGCTTCTTCGGTGCTGATCGGCATTGGGTGATTAGTTGAGTGAAAGGGTTATCGGGTCCGCGTCGGCGGATCTCCTCTTTGATGAGAACTTTAGCGTAATTCTTGGCGCGGTACCGGCGATAGTACTCGCTCCAAGGCTTGATCCGCATCGGCACGTCGCGACGGTTTCCGATCGCGTGCATTGCCTGCTGCTTGCCGTGCACGTCGAGCGGCGGTGTCAACCAGTCGGCGATGTATATCTGCTTGTCCTTGCGAGCGGCCCGCAGCGCGGTCTTTACCGTAGACATAGACATGGAAAGCTCCTCGGCGATCTGGTCGCGTGTCATCTTGCCAGCGTCTTTCAGGAGATCGAGGATTGCGAGGCGCGCTACTGGTGGCCTAGCCATTGGCAATCTCCGTGCGCAGGTGCTCGACGAACGGCGTCCAGACGTACTTGTAAAAGCCGGTGATCTGCGGGCGATCGCGGGTGCATACGAACCAGGTCGGCGGGTCGCCGTCGGCGAATAGCTCGTTATCCCATAGGCGCCGGATGAAATTGTCTTGGTCCGTGTTGTCGGACGGGAGATCGTCCATCGCATCCTGTGCAGCGGCGCGGGTGATCTCGCCGGACTTTCGCATGCGCCGGATCTCCTTCTTCGCTGCCGCGAGCGACGCGTCAAAGTCGAATTCGGTGTCGTTGCCGTTCGTGAGTTTGTCAATCACGTAGTCGCGGCTGATGCGGCAAAGGAACTGCTTCAGCGGGGAGCCCATGTTTCCCCACGAATAGGCGTACTCGCCAAAATCGGAGTTGATCAGGATCTCGCCGCCGTGCAGCTCGTTGCCGGCATTGTTGGCGCGCACATAGTCGCGCATGGCGATCGTGGCCCACACGCTATGATCGCCGCGCAGGCTGTAATGCTCCATCGGAGTTTCTTTTGTGACTGTCATGCTCATGATGTTTTCTTTTTACGGGTAGGATTGTTATTGCCTCGGCCAATGGTCCAAGCCCATCCCGGGAGCGCTTCCAGATCGGCGCGATTTTTTGGGGTTAATTTTTCTACGTTATGTCGTCTGTTTGATACCCAAGTTCCTAGCTTGTATTTATCTTCAATATGCAGCTCCGGGACTCTAGCGTGACCATTCCTACTGACAAACCGCTTTAGGTGATCTAATCCGACGTTAAACAAATCATCTATAGGGCTCCACGTCCACCCCGGAAGCTGTTCCAGAGCCGATTTTTTATCTTGACCTAATTTGGCGCGGCGTTGTCGGTTTTGTGATACCCAGCTCCCCAGCTTGATATTTCCCTCGACATGTTTTGCGGGCACCCGTGCGTGTCCTTCGCGCTCGACAAACAACTTCAAATTATTGAATCCGTCCATCCATTTGCTTTCGAGTGCATTCCACGTCCATTTCGGAAGTGTATCGAGTGCTTGCCGACGTGACAAAGGAAGGCTCTCATTTGTTTCGCGTTGAGTGCTGACCCATACTCCAAGTTGTATGCCATTCTCAATATGTTTTTGTGGCACTACTGCGTGTCCCTCTCGATCTGCAAATGACTTAAGGGCATAGAATCCATCTTCCCATTTTCCATCAAATGCATTCCAAGACCAGCCTGGAATGGCCTCAAGTGATTTTATTCGAGCCGTAGAAAGACAGTCTCTTGCAGTTCGTTGATTGCTGATCCATCTTCCAAGATTAATTCCGTTTTCCTCATGAAATGTGGGAACTCGCGCATGTCCCTCTCTTTCCGCAAAACTTCGCAACACTCCGATATTGAAGTCAAACGACTCCGCCAATTCATCCACGATCGATACCTCGACGGCGCGGTGCACGGCCTCCATATCGACTGATGCTCCGAGCACCTCGACGAATTCGCCAAGGTCGGCAGGCTTGCTGGATGACTTCTTGGTGGCGCTGCTCTTGATCGCCTCGGACAGAACCTCGTCCTCGTCCTTCAGTGCTGCGAGCACGTCGAACATAACGGACAGGTCTGCATCGGCCATTGCGTCTTTGACGTCCTTCTCGCTGTCGAGCAGGATCGGCAGGAGCACATAACCGACTTCCTTATCGGATCCGTACGGCTTGCGCATCGCCCGGCCGATCGCCTGGATGATGTCTACCTTCGACTTCTTGCGGCTGATAAATCCGACCAGGTCGACGGCCGGGATGTCGACGCCTTCGGTGAGGCATCGGGCGTTGCTGACGAGTCCACGCTCGGACGCTGCGAAGCTGTCGATAGCGGCGTCTCGCTCTTGTGTCGTCTGCTTGCCGTTGACGTGGTAGGTCTCGAATGCGGGGAGCATTGCGCCGATACCGTTCTTGCCAACGAAACGGGCCGCGTCGGCGACGGTCGAGTGAAACGTGATCGCTTTGCGAGCGTCGACCATCTCGATAGCGCGCGCCAGTGCGACGCGGCTGGCGGCGTCCTCGAGCGTGAGCTGTTCGCCGGAGACGTTGACTGTCACGTCGCCGGGGGCTGCGCCGAGCTCGGCAGTCGTCACGGTCGAGACGATCACCTTGTATCCGCAGATGATCCCGCTATCTTTGGCCTGGCGGAACGAAAAGCGATAGGCGACGCGACCGTAGATCGACTCGTCGTCCATAGAGATGATCTGTGCGTCGCCGTTCTTGTCGCGCTTCTTGCGGTTGGTCACGCGCGGCGTCGCGGTCATGAAAAGGCGCTTGCTGCACGGGAATTCATCGTCGTCGAGTGCGGCAGAAAAGGTGCGGCCGGGCGATCCTGCAGTTTTGTGTGCTTCGTCGAACAGTGCCAGCGCGCACGTGATACCAGTTTCACGCAGCGCGGCCGCGACGGCTTCCGACGAATGGTAAGTGGCGAAGACAACGCGGATCCCTCCGCTGTCGATGAATCGCGCGATGTCGTCGATGCTCGTCGTGGTCGGGTAGGGCATGTCGGCGGCGCTCATATCGTCGTCGATGACTGACGTGTCAGAGCAGACGGCCATGAACCGGAAACGCTTTCCCCAGCTCTGTTGCTGGATCCATACCGGGATAGTCTGTCGGATCAGGGTGAGCGACGGGAACAGGCAAACAATGACCGCACGCTTCTGCGTGCCGATCACTGCCTCTGCAGTCCATACGCCAGTCGCAGTCTTTCCGGATGCGACCGACATCACGAGCGTGGCGCGGTCGGCAATCTCAAATTCGGCTTTGACGGCGGCGACTGCTTCGGCCTGGTGCGGGCGCGCGACGAGTCTCGGTACTGTGCTGCCTGGAATATCTTTGCTCATTACTTGATTTTGGAAAGGGTTACGGCGATGCCACGCATGATGAGGCGCGCGGCGCGGTGGTCGCGCCATGCGGCGAAGTCGTAGTGCTCGATGATGAAACGCTTACCTTCGCGGTATTTCACGGTGTACATGCAGGTCTCCTTAGCACCAGACGACGTCGTCGAGGCGGACGCAATGCGATTCGATGAGGCGGCCCGTGCGGCTACGCACGTCGAATCGGTAGAAGGGACGCAGGCTGAATGCGCGTGCTTCGAAGTATTCGATCGTGCGGAACAACATGGTGGACGCCTCGGGGTTGTTACTCAAAAACGATTATGCGCGTAGGCGTACAAAGTGGCAAGGTTTTTTAATCTTTTTTGAGCAAGTCGCGGGGCGTAAAAAAACCCGGCACGCGGCCGGGTTGGATGGGGCGGGGCGGGGTTAGCTGGCGAGTGCTGCGGCCACGCGGACGATCGCGCGGCGGGTCGCGGCGTATGGGTCCATGTCGTAGTCGAATTCTGCGGCGAGCGCGCTGGCATGGCGCTCGAGTCCATCGAGTAGGGAAAGCTGCACCGCCAGGCGGAAAGCGTGCGCATCATTGTGAAGCGGGTTCCATACGCATTGGCCGTCGGGCAGGCGCACGTGCTGCGCGACCCAGCGGGATCCGTCGGCGCCGTCTCCATCTGGCATGAGGTCGATGCCGGCGGCCCGCGCGGCGAGTTCGGTGAGTTGGCCGTCATCTTTCGCGATGAGCTCGAGGTATGCGACTTGCACGCGCCTGGGCACGTCTTGCCAGTGGTCGTACTGGTGCGCGCCGTCTTTCATGTCGGCGGTGAGGCGAGCCCACGCGCGTTGTACGTGCGGGGTCACTTGTCGGTCTCCAGGGGCAGGTATTCGATGTAGTGAATGGGACTGCGCACGAGCTCGACGGCTTTGCGCACGGCTTCTAGTTTGTCGGCGGGCACTTTGATGCGGCTGTGCGTGCCCGGTGTGACGTCTTCCATTTTGCAGATCGGTGAGATCGCAAGCGCTACGGCTTTCGGGTCGCGATCCGGGCGATACACGCGGTCTAATCGTTGCATCCAAAGCGGAGGAGGGCTCGAGCCACTCGCGCGGTCGATCAGTTCGTGAGCTGCTGCGATCGTCGCGGGCGGCACGTCGGGGGCGTTGCCGCTCCATGTGAGCAGATCGGATAGCGTGGTGATTGCCTCGGTGTAGGAAGGCAGTCCGACAGCCGACAGATAGGCGTTGGCGCGGTCGATCGCCTCGTTCTGCAGTTGCGCGCGTTGCTGTGGCGTCATTGCGTAGTCTCCTTCTCGATCCAGGTCGGGCAGTTGGTGCAGGTGTCGGACCAGATACTATTCTTGCTTGCCGGCGGCGGCGGAACGCAAGCGGGTAGCACGGCGGCCAGATCCGGTATCGGGGCGCGGCACTTGCCGGCTTTCTTCCAGTTGATGCGGCCGCTCGGCGTCTTCTGCCAGATCGCGTGTTCGCAGGTTACGCAGTTGTTCATTGTGCCTCGGCAATCAGTTGCTTTATGAGCGCGGCGCGGGTCGGGGCGGTGCCTCCGAGCTGGCGGTACTCGCGGAATGCGACGTCGATCTGTCCATTGCAGTAGGCAATTTGCGAGCCGGCGTCATAGCGAAGCCTGAGATTCTGCACGCCTGACTCGCGCTCGATCTCGTCCTCACGCTTGAGCGCATCGCGGGCCTGGTTGATCCGGGCGACGCAATAGCGGATCTGCTGCTTCGAGCCGTCGAGGCGGTGCTCGGCGGCGGCCGCGCGTTCGGCCATTGCATCCTGCAGGGATTGCGTGCGGAGCGGCGCGGCCGCTTCCTCGTCCTGGTGCGCGCGTTGCGCTGCTTCTGCTGCCGCGATGTCGGCGGAGCTCGCCGGTGCGGTGTAGACGGGCTTTGCCGCTCCGCCGTACTGCGCGATGATCTTCGCTCTGATCGAGGGGGCTTGCTGCATCGCTTGTGGCGACAGCACGCCGTCGGGCGTCTCCGTCGGGTGCGGGTCGTAGTAGTAGCCGGCGCTGGCGGACAGTGGCAGGGCGGCGATGAGTGCGGCGACGAGGATAAGGGCGGTCTTTTTCATGGTTGTTCTCGAGAATTGGTTATCGCCCGCGCGGTGGCGGGTCGGGTCAAATGCTACTCGAAAATGAGGTTAGTGAGCGGTGGTGCCGATCGCGCACACGCTCACTTGCCGGCGCCGGCGCGGAGGAGGGCGGAGATGACGGCTCCGAAACACGTGCCGATGATGAGGCCGATGGTAATTGCGGTAGAAAACATTGCGGTGCTCCTGGTGGTGGATTACTTCGGGTGTTTCGGGATCAGTTTCGATCGCGTCTGGTACTCGAGCAGCCGGCGCATGTATTCGCGCGAGGTGCCGTACTCGATCGCGAGGGTTTGCATCGTCCATCCGCGCTCGTGTTCGAATCGCGTGCGGCACTCGAGCACCTGCGCATCGGTCAGTAGCACGTGCACGCTGGGGGCGCGGGGCGCCTCGTCGCGGAGCTTGTAACCCTTGCTGAGGCGCGGGCGGCGGCCGGGTGCCGGGCCGATCGCTTTCTTGTCGGCGCGGATGAGGATGCTGTTCGTGTTCATCAGGCAGTGATAAGGGTGACTTCGGGGTAAGCGGCGATCGCGGCGTGCGCCTTCTCTAGCTGGGTGACGTCCGCCACAACCAGGAGCAGTTCGCCGGCGCGCACGGGGATGAGCTCGCCAGAAACGCCACGGGCGAGCAGGGCGCGGGCGATCTGTTGCTGCAGGCGGAGGGCGGTCATTGGATGGGCGCTCAATAGTTGAAGTCGGAGCGGTTTGCCCATTCGGCGATGCAGCGATCGAGATGCGGGCGGTCTGCGGCGGTCCAGGATCCCGGGCCGTTCGGTACGTACTTCCCGCCTTCGCGGCGGTATTGAGCTGCGGCCAGGTAGACACGCATCTTGTTCAGGCTGTCGAATTTGGCGATCGCGGCCTTGATCTCGACGACCAGGTCAAACCCTTTCGCGGGCGCCGTCGCGCATACGGTGCCGAAGTGCTTCACCTCGTCGGTCTCCGTGTCGCGAATCCACACAACCCGCTTCAGGTTTTTGCGGCCGCAGCACTCGCATGTGTCGCGCTCGTCATTCACGCCAACCACTTCGAAGCGGGCCACTACCTGGTTTTCGGTCATGTCAGACTCCCGTGAATTACTCAGAAATGAGCAAGTGAGACGGAGTCTATCAGTTATTCGCCGTGGCGCATAATCTTTTTTGAGTTAGTACCAATCGATCCCGGTCTGTCACTATTTAGGACATTCTCGCGCATGCGTGTCCCTACGCGGGATTCTTGGTATCTTGGTATCTGCGTCTGCTTTTCTCTTTGTAATCAACGATCTAGCCGATACCAAGCGTGGTATCTTGGTGGTATCTGACTGGTATCCGTGCGGAGTAGCCGATACCATTGGTAACTGACGGTATCTTGCAAGTCATTGATTTTAAAGGGAAGTTACCAAGATACCGCAGATACCATTTTTTCCGGGAATATATATATATACATACACCCCTCACACATTACATACACATTACAAGACACACATACCCCCCACCCCCCTCTATATATATATATTTATTCAGATATAGGTATCTTGGTATCTAGGGGGCTGAAACCGTTGATGGGCGTGGTTTTCAACGGATACCACGCATGGTATCTGGATGGTAACTAGGGCACTAAATGGTAACTATTCGTTTTCAACGCAATTACATGATGTAAGTACCCAGACGGGATCCCTATCCAGTATGGCTGAGCGGGCAGTTCGATGAATTGACGCTTGCTGAGGTGCCTATTCTTTGGATTGGAGGGTAGTTCTTCCTGGCATAGTGCCCGTCTCGGTACAAATGTCCTCGTGGTGAGTAATTGGTATTGTTTGCAACTTACCCCCTTGCGGACTTGACTGAGGAATGAAAAGTCGTGACAATGGTTACTCTTTTATGAGCAAGCGAGGGCTCGATGACAGTCTACTTCGAGATCGTCGAGTTGCCGGGTGTGAAGCACTTCACGTGCGATCGTTACCGGGCGACGTTGAGCATGGATGCGTGCGCGGGTATGTGGCGCTCTGGCAACCATGAGGGCAACGAGTCGCGCTATCGGTGCAAGGTGTGTCCGACGGGCGCACTGCATGCCGGAGAAACGGCCGCGAGTATGTCGCCGCTCAAGGGCATGACGATCTGCGGGCGCTGCCATACGGGAACGACGCGGCTGATCGGCAAGCATCTGTGCGTGTCGTGCGCGAATCGCCAGTACGAATATCTGAAGGGCCGGAATGCGAAGGGCACAAAGCCGGTCAAGCTGGCGCCGCTCGAGCCGCGCAAGATCCGATTCATGTCCGGCAATGCCCCTAAATCGCTCTACATGCCTCTGACGGTCGACACTGAGGAGCTGATCATCGCCGCGCTGCGCGACAGCAAGGACACGGTCCGATTCGGCTTCTCTGGCGAGATGCGCGGTGCGCCGGCACAACTGAGGCTTTGGTGAGAACCATGACGGAAGAATCCAAGCCTTTCTATCAGCTAACAGACCACGTTTGCCGTGGCTGCTTCGGCCGCGTGCTGATGCGCGAGACGTTCGACCATCGCCGCATCTATCGCTGCGCGCAATGCGGCATCCCTGAGCGGGCCGGAAAGAATGAAACGGTCTTCTGCTGCTGCGGTATCAAGCTGAAGGGCGGCAAGGACGCGGGCGTGCGCTGCAAAGTCAACGACGACCGCTCGAGCGAGTTCACAAGCGAAGTAATGGCGGAACAGGAAAAAGTCATTTGATAGAACTGGCGTGGGTTTGCCGGATACTGTATGATCATTTTCGATCAAATTTAGACGCGTAGTACACCTAACGGAGATGTGATGACGGACCAAGTAAAGACTCAGACTTTGACGGATGCGAACGGTAAGCCGTTCATCCAGGCGGAGGAGCTCTGCGAGCGCATTTCGGCGACGATCGACATCTCGGCGCAAGACTATGCGATTGGCTACGCCGCTGTGTTCGGTGCGCTCGAGCAGTTGAAGTCGCAATACCAGGCGCGCGTCGCGCTGGTGGTTCAGCGTCAATCGCCGCTCGAGCTGCTGGCGATCGGCGCATCGGTTGAGCAGGCGCAATCCGCCAAGGCTGCGCAAGAGGCTGAGGCGCTGCGTGAAGCGCAAAAGGCGCCGCGTCCGCTGCCCGGCAAAGCACCGACCAAGGCGCCGCGTCCGGCATCGGAGAAAAAGCCGGCCGCAATCCCTGCGCGCAAGATGCGCTTGATCAAGTAACAGATTCAAGATGTGATGTTTAGAACCCGTCGGGCCTTATCCGGCGGGCCTTCGCGGGGTTCAACCAACAAAGCCGGGCGCAAGTCGGGCGCAGTAGAAACAAGGTATAGCAAAAAATGAGCGCATCAATGTATCCGGCTTTCCCGATCGGCAAGGCGCCGGCACCGGCAAAAGGCAAAAAACTGTTCGACTGTTCCATCTGCGACGAGATCCCGGGTCTCGAGATTGAGGCGACGGACGCAGAAGAAGCGAAGCTGATCTACCTGGCTGCAGTCATCAAGGCAATCACGGTCGAGCATATCGAGGCTATCGAGGTGGAGGTCGTTGGGTGAAGGCGCCAACGCGCCCATTGATGAGGTACCACGGCGGCAAGTGGAAACTTGCCGAGTGGATCATGAGCTTTTTCCCGCGTCATCAGATCTATGTAGAAGCATTCGGTGGCGCGGGGTCCGTGCTTCTGCGCAAGTCCAGATCGTATCAGGACGTCTATAACGATCTGGACGGCGAGATCGTATCGCTGTTTCGGGTTCTCCGGACGCGCGGCGAGGAGTTAGTGCAGGCACTCGAGCTGACGCCATTCGCACGAGCCGAATTCGTGCAGTCGTATGTGATGGCTGACGATGAGCTCGAGCAGGCTCGCCGTACGATCATCCGGTCGT